ATAGGGCCTGTAGAAGCAGGTGATATGATGATTAGTGCTGGTAACGGTATGGCAAAAGCGTTTGATGCAGACGTTGGATCTCCAGCATTGGGAACTGTTATAGGCAAAGCAATTGAAGATCACGTTGCTGATGAAAATACTTCAGGTGTTATTGAAGTATTAGCAATGATGATGTAATCAATTACACATTAAATCTTCTATAGTTTTAATTTTAGTTATAATTTCATCAATCTGAAAAGTAGTAAACACCCCAGGATGTAGTGGTTTGGGCCAACTATCTAGTTTGCTCCAAGCATATCCTTTGTGTTCATCGTTGAGTTTAGGTACAAATTCTTCTTCTACAACACAAACGTATGTGCTATATGAAAAATTATTTTTACTATTTGTAAATTTTTCTACTGGAACAGTTTTAAGGACAAGTGGTATAAAACCTATTTCTTCTTGTATCTCACGCTGTAGTGCGCTATATTCTGTTTCTTTTTTTTCAACTTTCCCCCCAACAAACGCCCACATGCTATTATACCGCGCTCCATTACGCAGTACAAACATATATCTACTAGTAGATTTACTTAAAAATAAGGCTCCAACACTTGCGTTAGATAACAAGACTCCAGTCGCCTGCTCGATATTCGCCTTCATAGGATTTAACCCATTCGCTTCCTGTATACTTGTATTGTATACTAGTGTTACTATTTGTCAGATAATGAACACCTTGTTCTGAACTACTATCAAATGCTACTTGCCAGTCATTGCCATTGTATTCAATAATATCATTTGCTTCTGCTACCAAACTACCCCAAGCATCAGGACCATCTGTGTTACTTGCATTGCCTATAGCATTGAGTATAAGGTAGCGTTGACCTTGTGCTGCCGTTGCAAGTCCTGCATCAGGTGCATTGCGAAGAGGATTGATAATTTTTGTAATTGCAGGTAGATCGTTTGTTGGTATTGTATCACTTTGTACAGTAAATAGTAACCTATGTGGATCACTTGGATGGAAAGCCACAGTGCCAATTATTTCTGCACTACCGCCTGTTTCCAAACGTATTTGACTAAGTCCAGGTTGCAATTCTCCATATTGATTAACAAGTGCAGCCCAACTAATATCATCTGTACCTACTTTTGTTGGAGGATCATTTAGTGGTGTATAGTCAACTTTGTTTGTGGTTGTTTCGCTACGATCCAATATTTGTATTGTGTTACCCAATACAATTATACCAAAGTTCATCGGTGTAAATTTCATACGCTCACCTAGTAGTATTTGTCCATCAATAACACCATCTGCAATGCCTCCTTGATCGTCATAGATACTTGCAACAATCTTGTTAATGACACCAAGTTTCTTAACTTTAGCAGGCGCACTAAGATAGATAGGAACTGTAAACTGTAGTGTTGCAATATCAATTTGTTCATCAACTCCAACTGGAACACTCCTACTACTAAATTGTACATTTGCAAGTTCAATATAACTTAAACTTGTCCAGTCCAAATAGTTGTCTGTGCTTTGTATTTCAAGTGCAGGATTGAACAAAACAAGTATTTGTTCCAGCAATTGTAGTTTTTGGTTAGTATTACTAGTCCAAATATCTACATTCATTTGTAGTGTATAGGGTACAGGCATCATGCGTTCTATTGTAAATGCATTGCCCTGTTGTGTAGTATATTCGTTTGTGTTAGGATCAAATTTGCGCATACGAATATGTTTTTTGTCTATAAAACTAGGATCCTGTCTACGTTCTGGATTATACTCTAAACCACCTATATAGCAACTAATCATAGGAGTAGGTATAATTTTGTTCTCACTGTTTTCACGAATAATACTACTAACCATACGAGTACTATCACCGTATTTGACTGGTACAGTTGTAAGTGTAGTATTACCTGCACGATCCTTGCCATACTCAACCTGAAAGTTACTAAATGCACGAATAAACTGCAATAGAAAACGTCTTATTTGTTCATCGTAAAAAAATTGCTGTGGCATTAATCTTCTCTAGGTTTAAGTGCATCACTTAGTGACTGTCTACTTGTTGCAGTAGTATTATCATCTGCAGTAAACGTGCTTGTGTTATTGATAAATCCGTCTCTCTGTGTATTTCCTGTGCCTGGTGTAAGTTTACTGCGTACATCATCTTCTACTTTAATCCAACGTGATCCGCTGTATCTAAACAATCTATTAGGTAAAAAGTCTAAGCGTAGTATATAATCACCTTCTTGACTGTCACTCGGAAAACTTGTTCCCATACTAATTGGTTCACCATTTGGTGCTAATCCATCACCTACTAGATACCCACTGTAGGCATTAGCATTTTGTGGTGTAATACGTCTTGCATCTGCAGTTGCGTCTGTGTTATCTGCATTAAGGGCTGTATTATCTGCATTAACTCCCTTGGACTCAAGAGGGTTACCTGTTGGATCTGTAGGTACAATATAGTACTGACTTGTGTCGTAACCGCTTTCAGGCACTTCCTTTTCAGCGGCAGCAACAACTTTATTTGTTATCTCTAGTTCTTTGTTATAGGTACTTAGCAAGTCACGAAGTGTACTTTCGGTTGGATTTCCGTCTGCATCTTCTTGTATTATGTTAAGTATATCATTGTATTCTTGTGCATCTACCAGTGGTGTACACTTAATACGCCACAGGTGTCCCCACCAAGTTGGACTAAATCCCTCACTTGGGCGACTTCCTTCTTGCACTACATAGTAGCGTTTTAGACTAAGTTCTACACTTTCATCCAATGCTGCAAAGTCTGTTAGATGTGGCAATTCAATTACATCACCACTCATAAGTTTGCGTCCTAGATTGTTGACCATATCATTTTCGTGGAACGTTATAAAAAGTGTATCATTAGCAAGGAACAATCCAAACTGTGATAAGTCAAAGTCTGTATCACTTACGCTATATATGCCACGAAGATTGTACACATCCTGGTCATATATTCTATCTCTATTTTCTAAAAATAAAAAATCCTGTATTCCTAGTGGATCAGGTGTGCTTTGATTTGGTTGACTTGGATCACTTCCGCCTTGACTAGCAATACCTAGATACTTGTGTACATTTACACCAGTGCCACCTATAGTAAACATTTCTTTCATTCTTCTGTCGAAGAAACGATAATCGTTGGTGTGAGCACCATCTTTCCATAAACTTATTCTTGGCATGCCTATTCCTTGTTGCTCAGTATTTATCGCTTATAAATAACCTCAATGAAACTAGACCTACACGGACATGATGTACACACTGCATGGCGAATATTTAATAGTCGTTTAACAGATGCGTACTACGAAAAGCAAAGTACTGTTATAGTTATTACTGGGCAGGGTGCTATTATGCACGAGTTTCAAACATGGTGTGGTCAACATCCATACATAAAAAGTTGGACAAATGCGCCACATAATCCAGGAAGTTACAAAATATCTCTCAAAAAAGGTTGACACATTCTCAAAAGGTGCTATATTAATATAGTAAGTTGATGTTGAGGAGAGATACATTATGGTTAGTAACACAAAGTTTAAAGATTTCGTTGTAGCACTTAGCGCAGAAGATCAGCAAACAGTTGTTGATAGACAGTTGCGCTTGCTTCCTGCATTTATTATGCAAGAAGTTGCTACTACTAATAATGCTAAAGTCATTCGCAAGTTAGAGAGCCGCTTGAAGCAGGTTCGCTTGATGTTGTCCTCTATTATTGCTAACGGAAAGGTTGTGTAATGAACGAAATATTAAATGATATTGAAACACTTACTATTGTAAGAAATGCAGTAAGTACAGGTGTTGAAAAAGAAAAAACAATCGAGTTATTGGACAAAGTGATACGACTTAAATCACTTGAGATAACTAACTTTGAAGCACAAATGGAAATGGAGTTTATGAACGATGGCATTAACCGCTCTTAAAGGTAAACCAGTCAAGCGTAAAAAAGCAGCCAAGGCTCGCCGTAAAACTACTGGCGCCGGCGCCGCCCCTCTGGACAACTACAAAGTTGCCAAGGACTTCTTTCACTTTGATGTAGATAAGAAGGAATATGTGCCTATTATCAGACAGTATGTAAAAAAGTTTTACGATAAAAAGACTGCAACATACATTCTGAAAAATAGTGATGCTAGTATGGCATTTAGTCATATTGCTTGTTACTGTCATTACATGAATAATGATAAGGCAGATCAAATTCCTGAGGACAGTCACAATTGGATGTCAGGTAGATTTGGTGCTCTTGCAGAAAAAGGTGAGTCTATTGTTGAAGAAGTCAAAGCAGTAGAAGCAACAAAGCCTAAGAACGTTTACGTTCCTAGCATCCAAGAGCGTATCAAGGAAGCAAGTGGCAACATTATTGCTGAGATTGAGGAAGTAGTTGACGACTTTATTGACAACCCTAATACCTTTAAGGGACTTGATCCTGTTAAACTGTTCCGTAAACTAAATGTGAATCAAGCACATGCTAGGCATATCCGTGCTTTTTATGAAGGTGCTTATGCAGAGTATGCTATGCTACAGCAACCTGCTCGTGAACAAGAAGAAGATTTGCGAGAAGCATATGCACACTTGGACAAAGCGGCAGTGAAACGTGCAGTGACACTGTTTGGTGGCATCCTAGGGGCGTGTGATCTTATTACAGCAGAAAGCAAAGCAACTCGTAAAACTAGATCACCCAAGCCTAAGAGTGCTGACAAGTTGGTTGCAAAAATGAAGTATTGTAAAACCGACGAAAAGTATAAAGTAGCAAGCATTAATCCAGCGGATGTAATAGATGCTACGGAAGTTTGGGTGTTTAATGTTAAGACACGCAAGATCGGTAAGTATGTTGCAGAACCACATGCTACACTGCAAGTTAAAGGTACTACGCTTCAGTTTTTTGATGTAAAGCAAAGTATTGCAAAAACACTGCGTAAGCCAGAGCAACAACTAACAGACTTTAACAAGAGTGGCAAAGTCCAATTACGCAAGTTCTTAGACAATATCAAGGGCGTAGAAACAAAAATGAACGGACGCTTTAATGCTGATACTGTGATCCTTAAAGCAGTAAAGTAATAAATAGTGTGTAAGAACAAGGATACACTATGACAACACTAGCATCACTAAGAGCAGACACAACTGATTACATTCGCTATCGCTTAGGCGATGGTATGGTTGATGTTGAGTTAGATCCGGAACACTATGACAATAGTATAGACAAGGCAGTAAAACGTTTTCGTCAGCGTAGTCAAAATGCATATGAAAGTTCATATGTATTTTTAAGTGTTGTAAAAGAACAACAAGAATATACACTACCGGATGAGATTGAAGAAGTTCGTCAAGTATATAGACGTAGTGTTGGTAGTGGCAGTAGCGATACTGGTACACAGTTCGAACCATTTGAGGCAGCATTTCAGAACACTTACTTGCTACAAAGTGGACGCATTGGCGGTATGGCAACATATGAAATGTACTATCAGTATCAAGAACTAAGTGCTAGACTGTTTGGCGGCTTTGTAAACTTTGAGTACAATCCTGTTACAAAAAAGATTACATTGCTTCGTAAGTTTAGTGCAGATGGCGAACAAATTGTTCTTTGGACTTACAACCTGCGCCCAGAAGCAAGACTGCTACAGGACAGACATGCTGGACCATGGGTACAAGACTATGCACTAGCACTTGCAAAGTATACACTGGGCGAAGCACGTTCAAAGTTTAGTACAATTGCAGGACCACAAGGCGGCACAAGTCTAAATGGTGATGCACTTAAAGCAGAAGCACAAGTTGAAATAGACAAACTCGATGAAGAACTACGCAACTATGTTGATGGTAGTGACCCACTTTCATTTATTATTGGCTAATATGAGGCAAATATGATTATAGGATTATGCGGACTTATCGGCGCCGGTAAAGGAACTGTTGCTGATATTCTAGTTGACCAAGGATTTAAAAAAGTAAGTTTTGCAGATAAACTCAAAGATGGGGTTAGTACTATCTTTGGTTGGGACAGATCAATGTTAGAAGGAGATACAGATGAATCTAGAGCGTGGCGAGAACTTAGAGACGACTTTTGGAGTAATGAAACAAAAATGGAAATTAGTCCTCGTTTGGTGCTTCAGTTATTTGGCACTGATTGCATGCGTGATGGGTTTTATGATGGAGTCTGGGTAAGCCTACTGAAAAAAACTATACTAGACAATCCAGAACAAAACTATGTTGTACCAGATGTACGTTTTGAAAATGAAGTGAATATGTTACATGATATTGGCGGAGAAGTCTGGGAAGTAAAACGTGGTCCAGATCCACAGTGGCTTATTGAATATGAGACAACTGGCGTTGCACCTAAAGACGTACATACCAGCGAATGGAAATGGGTAAAAGCCCGTAAAGACGAAGTGATACTTAACGACACTAGTATTAATGACCTCAAAGGTCAGGTGTTAACGACCCTCGGGACCATCCCGTTTTAACAAGTTCAGCATTACAATTTAGACACACAGTTTTCAGATTGCGATTGTTAATATTTTTTAAGTCTCCATCTATATAAAAAACAATTACTTGACTGCGAAACACAGGTTTAAATCCACAAGCCTCGCAGTTACGTTTTACTTTATATCCACTATCAACCCATAATGGCTTTACAGGCTTGTGTAACTTCAAGCACTGTTCGCATTTTTTCCTATAAAAGATTCTATCGTCCTTGCGGTAATTTACTGCTCGAGGACGCTGTCCGCATGTCTCACAAGTAGGTCTCATAGTGTATTTAACACGCACCTTTAAAGGGATTCTACAAATAAGGGTATTTTACGGCTGTTTTTATAAATAGTATTATTAAAACAAAAGACCTTAATTGAGGAAGAAAAACATGGCACTAATATCACCAGGCGTAGAAGTTACAGTTATTGATGAAAGTAACTATGCTCCATCAGCCGCAGGCACAGTAGCAGCAATTGTTATTGCAACTGCACAAGATAAGACAAGTGGTACAGGCACAGGCACTGCTTCAGGAACAACTGCAGCAAATGCTGGAAGTACCTTCTTAATTGGAAGCCAGAGAGAACTTACAAGTACTTTCGGTAATCCAACATTTTACAACACTGCAGCAGGATCACCTATCAATGGTTATGAATTGAATGAATATGGTTTGATGGCTGCATACAGTTTATTAGGTGTAAGCAACAGAGCATATGTAATTCGTGCAGATGTAGACCTTGCACAATTAGTAAGTAGCACAAGTAGACCACTTGGAAATCCAACAAACGGTACAGTTTGGTGGGATGTAAGTTCTGATACACGCTGGGGAATATTTGAGTGGAACCAAAGTACAGGTGCATTTACAAATAAAGTCCCAACAGTTATTACAACTACAACAGATTTAGATGGCGGTGTTCCGAAAACTTCAATTGGTGCAATTGGTGATTATGCATTGGTTGCAACAAACACAAGCAATCCTGTTTATTACAAGAACCGCAGTAATGCATGGGTGCTTGTAGGTAGTGCGGCATGGATGATTTCACACCCAACAATTTCAGGCACAGTTGCAAGTCCAAGATTTACACAGGGCAACACAATTACAATTAACGGCACCACTGTTACAATGATAGGCAGTACTGTAACTGACCTAAAGACAAGCATTAACAATGCAAGCATTACAGGTGTTACAGCAGATGTGCATGATAACAAAATTGAAATTTATGCTAACGCTACGGCAGTAGGTGTAGACAGTAATGCAGACGGAAAAATTGTTATTGCTAACGGAAGTGGTTCAGTCCTTACAGATGCAGGCTTGACAGCAGGCACATATGCAAGACCACTTATTGCACAGGATCCACATTATACAGTTCCAGCATGGAAGTCAACAGACACTGTTCCACGTCCAGCAGGAAGTGTATGGGTTAAAACAACAAGCAGTAATCTAGGATTCCTAGCAGATGTAAGTTCATATAGTAGCAGTACAGCATTATTTGGAAGTGCAAGTGCTCCAGCATATACAAACGATCAGACTGCACTTAAGAACCTAGACACAGGCGGTGGTAGTGATATTACAGCAGGTAGTTTTTATATTCAATATGATGTAAGTGAAGATGATACTGTAACATATAAGTTATTCAAACGCTACAGTTCAGGAGCATTGGAAGTCACAGGCACTGTAACAACTGCATCACTAACTGGAGGTAACAAATTTACAATCCAAGCAAGTGTAGCAAACAGCGCAACACTTAGCACTGCAGTAGAAGTAACACTTAGTGGTGCAACACTTACAACACTAGCAACAGATATTAACGGTGCAAATGTTGCAAACGTTAGTGCTAGTATACTAAGCACAGGTGCTATACAGATTAAGCATGCACTAGGCGGTGTAATTGTATTGAAAGACACAACTGGTACTCCACTAGCAACTGCAGGTATTAGTACAGCAATTACTACTAAGCAGGTTCGTGCAGGAAATGACAGTGACCTAATTCTTAGTAACTGGATTGCAGATACATACACTGCAAGTACAAGTGCTCCAAGTGCAAATCCAACTGATCTAACATATTGGTATCATGGTGGATTCGAAGCAGACATTATGGTACACAATGGTACAACTTGGAAGGGCTATCACAATATAACTGATACTCGTGGATTTGCACTAGCAAATACAGATCCAGAAGGTGTAATTTTTAGTACTACAGAACCAACAACACAGAGCGATGATAGTGCGTTAGTCAACGGTGATTTGTGGATTAACACAAGTGATCTTGAGAATTATCCAGCACTTTACAGACGTGAGACTGTAAGTGGTGAAGCAAAATGGGTATTAATTGATAAAACAGACAACACAACTGAAAATGGTATCATCTTTGGTGATGCACGTTTTATGGGCGATGGCACAACTGATGTTGTTACAGGAACAATTCCAACAACTAAAACATTGTTAACAAGCGATTACTTGGATATTGATCGCCCTGATCCAACAATTTATCCACGTGGCATGCTACTGTTTAACACACGCCGTAGTTCATATGGTGTAAAGCAGTTTAGAAGCGACTACTTGTCACGCACTAACTTTAGTGACACAAGTGTATACCCAACACTTCCTACAGAAAAGGATGCATGGGTAACATCAAGTGGAAGTACATTTGGACGCAAAGCAGTTCGTAGTGTTGTTTCAACAGAAATGAAATCTGCACTGGATGCAAGCACAGAACTTCGTGAAGATGCAAGACTGTTTAATGCTATTGCAGCACCTGGGTACCCAGAGCTAATTAGCAACATGGTTGCTCTGAATAATGACAGACGCCAAACAGCATTTGTAATTGGTGATACACCAATGAGATTGGCAGCAACAAGCACTGCTATTGAAAACTATGCAACTAACACAGCGGCAGCATCAGACAACAATGAGGATGGACTAGTAACTAGTGATCCTTACTTGGGTGTGTTTTATCCAAGTGCTACAACAAATGACCTAAGTGGCAATACAATTGTTGTCCCAGCAAGTCATATGATGTTGCGCACACTTGCAAGAAGCGATGATATTAGTTTCCCATGGTTTGCACCAGCAGGATCACGTCGTGGACTAGTAGACAATGTTGCAAGTATTGGTTATATTAATGCAACAACAGGTGCATTTGTTAATGACAACATTCGTGAGAGTGTAAGAGATACACTATACACTAATCGCATTAATCCAATTGCATTCTTTAACGGTGCAGGTATACTTAACTACGGTAACAAGACTCGTGCAGCAAGCACAAGTGCATTGGATCGTATTAACGTAGCACGTTTGACAGGTTATCTCAGACGACAAATGCAGGATATTGCAACAGGATTTGTGTTTGAACCAAACGATAAGATCACCAGAGACGAGATCAAACAACAGGTCGAACAAACTCTCAATGATTTGGTTGCAAAGCGTGGTGTATTCGATTACTTGGTAGTATGTGATGAAACTAACAATACTCCAGATAGAATTGATCGTAATGAACTGTATGTTGACATTGCTATTGAACCTACAAAGGCTGCGGAATTTATCTTTATTCCAATCAGACTTAAGAACACAGGTGAAATTGCAAGTGGAAACCTAGCAGCAACACAAACAGTGTAAAATAAAAAAAGTTTTGGGGGGCGGAAATGCCCCCCTTTTTTTATGACTGGAATTAGATAAATACTTTTATAATTAGATAGGAGCGAAACGACATGTCAGTTTCATCATTAACAAAATTTACAGTCCCATTAGATGGTGATCAGAGTGCAGCAAGTCAAGGCTTGCTTATGCCAAAACTTAAATACCGCTTTCGTGCGTCATTTGAGAACTTTGGTGTAAGTAGTCCACGTACTGAAATGACTAAACAGGTACAGGATATTACACGCCCAAGTGTAACATTCGAAGAATTTGAGATTCCTGTTTACAACAGTAGAGTGTATTTGATTGGCAAACATCAATGGGATACAGTTACAGTTAATCTACGTGACGATGTTAATGGAGGCGTAACTAAGTTATGCGGAGAGCAAGTACAGAAACAGTTTGATATGATGGAGCAAAGCAGTGCTAGTTCAGGTATCGACTACAAGTTCATTACACGTTTTGAAGTACTAGACGGTGGAAATGGTGCAAATGCACCAAGTGTACTTGAAACCTGGGAACTATACGGTTGCTTTATTCAAAACATCAACTATGGTGATTTAAACTATGCAAGTCAGGAAGCAGCAACAGTTGCAATGACTATTAGATTTGATAACGCTGTTCAATCACCACTGGGTGATGGCGTTGGTTCAAGTGTAGCGAGAACACTGGGTCAAACTATTACTGGCTAATAGGAGTTTTCCATGGCTAGTGTAAATAATTCACTATCACCTTTAACCTCAGGCGAAACAGTGCGTGACTACAAACATGCGTCACGCACTTTTGTTGACAATAACTTTGAACTACAGCCACGTCATGGTCATCTGTTTCATGTGGTATTTGAGTTTACCGCAGAAGCAGCAACACTTTTTAACACAATAGATCAACTTGAAATACCTATACTTGTTAAAAGTGTAGACCTTCCTACATATAGTATTGATGTACAAACACATAACCAGTACAATAGAAAAGTACAAAGTCATCATGCTATATCCTATAATCCTGTTAGCATACGATTCCATGATGATGTCAAAGAATTAATTAGAACAATGTGGCACAAGTACTACATTTTCTACAATGCTGATCCAACTTATAGTTTAGATAGTAATGCCTATACCCCATATGACAAATACAGTAATCGTGTGCAACAACAGTGGGGACTTCAGCGAGGCAATAAACGTTTCTTTAAAAACATAAAAATATACAGTATGCACAATCACAAGTTTGCTGAATACACTCTTGTAAATCCTATGATTACTGCATTTAACCACGATAGTCATGCATATGCAAACAGTAGCCCGATGGAAAATATTATGCAATTAGCGTATGAAACTGTGAAATATGCAACTGGATTTGTAAATGATATTACGCCGCGCGGCTTTGCTGATATACACTATGATGTAGAAGTAAGTGATCTTACTGAAGGTAATCCACAAACAGAAGCATTCATTGGAGGACAAACTAGAAGTGTTGCAGGTCAGGAAGCCACTGACTTGTTTAATGGTAATGTCATTGGTGTTATCAAAGATGCAGAAATAATATACAATGAAGAAAGATTTAACACAGGAAACGTTTTAACAGATACTATATCAATTTTTGCTAACAACTTACTAACGGGTAAAAAACTTACTAGTAATATACTGGTACCAGTAACTGGCGTTGTTGAAGCAGTTGGTGGTGCATATCTGGGAGAGTTGATTGGAGTAAATGAACAGGGAGATACTACAGGCACTGGTTTTGCTAATGTTATATCCAGTGGAGGTAAATCTATAGGACGTAATTTTGGTTCACCAAATAATACTGCATCCAACGATGTTGGTAATGCTAAGAAAATACCTAGCAACCGCGGCACCATAAGTAATCCAAGCAGAATAAGTGATGCTGTTAGAACAATTGATAACTTTATAGATAGTAAACTGAACCGATAATGTCACAAGTAACAAATTTACCATTAATAGATCCCGCAGATAATTTTGATCAACGTGTACAAGATTATTTTGTAAATTATTTTAGTGCGCCTATTAGCATGAATCAGAATGAATATGAAGTTGCAAAAAGTTTCTTCGTTAATCGTACTGCAAATGAAGATGCGGCGGCAGCACTTACTGCAGCGGTTATCCAAGCAGCAAACGAACTTAATATACATATAGTTGATATTATTAACGAGTTTGAAAAAACAGGCGATCTAAAAAGTGCAATCCCAACTTTTCTTAATCTAAGTAGGAGAACAACTAGTCTGCTTGGGTATGAACAAGAAATAAGTCCAAATGAGAATATAGCCCGCCAAGTGGTGGCATAGATGTTTAGTCGTAACAAATATGCTAATGGCGTATATAGCATTACAAATACAGAAAAATACAGTGGAACCAAAGCACCTCGATATCGCAGTGGATGGGAACACGCCTTTATGCGCTTCTGTGACAATAATCCTAGTGTAATAAGTTGGGCAAGTGAAGGTATACAAATACCCTATCGTAATCCTCTCACAGGAAAAGGCACAGTGTATGTGCCTGATTTTGTTGTAGTATATCAAGACAAGCGTGGCAACAAGCATGCTGAACTTATTGAGATTAAACCAAAATCACAAACTATGCTTACCGAAAAGACTAGAGAAAAAGAAAAACTTGCCATTGCTATTAACCACGCAAAGTGGGAAGCGGCTGCAAAGTGGGCAAAGCACAAAGGTTTACGCTTTAGAGTAGTTACAGAAGATGATATTTTCCACAACGGTAAACGCTAAGGATAACTATTAGTATGACAAAAAAACTAGAAGAACTTTTTAATATAGAACCTGCAGATGAACTTGATATTACAGCAGAAGAAAACACAGTTGTAGTAGAGGCAGTAACAGCAGATGATATACCACAACTACAAACAGCATTAACAAACGTTGATAAAATTGATGCAGCGTTGCCCAGTGTGCGTGAACTTGATACCAGTGATAAAGAAATGGACGACATTGCTTTGCTTGCACAAGATACATTTAAAGACTTAATGGACCTAGGCATGAATGTTGATAGTAGATTCAGTGGTGAAATATTTAGTAATGCAAGTCGTATGCTGGACACAGCCCTGAGTGCAAAGAGTGCAAAGATTAATAAAAAGTTACGCATGGTTGATTTACAACTTAAAAAAGCAACATTAGATGCTAGACTTGCTAAGGAAGCAAGTGCAAGAGGTGAGGATGTTGAAGATGGACAAGGGCAATCTGTAGACCGTAATCAACTACTTATGGAAATTTTAGGTAGAAATACTGAACAAAAGTAATAAATACACTATTACATTAAGGAATACAGCAATGAAAAGTTTTAAGAGTTACCTCGTTGAGAATGAACAAACCTATAAGTTTCGTATCAAAATGGCTGAAAATCTCAGTGACGAAACAATGGATGCACTAGAATCTGCTTTACAAAAGTATGAAATGAAAAGCATTAGTAAGCCAAAGAAAACTCCTATACAAGAACATCCAATGGATTTTCAAACATTGCAAAATGCAGAAGTGTTTATCATGGATGCAGAATTAACTTATCCTGTTACTGCACATCAGTTATTTGAATATATCTCACAAACAGTTGGTGTCCCAGCAAGTCACTTGGTAGTAATTAATCAGGATCATCCAGAAGAAATGGCTCGTGAAGAAGCACTAAAAGAAGAAGAATATGAATCAGTGCTTGAAACAGACTATGCAGAAACAGACAATGCTAAAGATAGTTTTGGTGATGACTACAACGAGAACATGCTTAAGGCTATTGAAAGTCGTAAGATGGAATATGCTGCAGTATTTTCAGATAAACAGGATTACAGTGGTCCAAAGACAGAAGATCCATCAACAGCAAGTATGATGTCAGATAGAGGCAGTGTATAATGCAAGACTTATATAAAGCAATTGATGCACTAAATGAAATTACACAGCAAGAACGTGACGCAATGCGAGCAGCAGCAAAAGCAGACGTTGCTGCAGTAAGACAAGCAACAACAGGCAAAGCACCACCTCCAACAAAAGCAGACATGTACAAGGATGTTGCAGATTTTGCAAAACAACAAAGAGCTCAAAGCAAAGCAGATGGATATGCAACCAGGGACGAATACAATGCAGCATATCAAAAGAATCTTGATGCACTTTCAGCCGCTGGCGTTGACATGGAAAAAATTAGTGCAACAGCAAATCAAATGATGAAAACTGAAAAAGGTGCTGCAAGACTTGCTAAAATGGGTATAAAAGATGATGATGATTTGCTTTCATATGCAATGATGAAGGCAGGTATAAAAGATATGACACCTGACAAGTATACTGCTACAGATTTTGCAATTACAGATATACCCGAAGGCGAAGAATTAGATGAGCGTGTAACTTATAATACACTTGCTAAACTAAGCGGTATTAAAGATCCTAATAAAATTTACCCTGGGCAAAAGATCACACTGCCAGGCGGTGGAAGTTACACTGTAAAAAGTGGCGATACACTAAGCGGCATTGCACAGGACTTTAGACTTAAAAAAATTGGACAACCTAAATCAGGTAAATTAGATGATCCAACAACTAAGTTACCGCAAGTACCTAAAAAGTCAGGTAAATTAGATGATCCAACAACTAAGTTACCGCAAGTACCTACAATAGAGCCAGGCGATGAGCCAGGCGATTTTAATATTTCAACAAATAAAAAAGATGCAGGCGATGACACTGATGATATGCTTAACAAGTATGCTTTTTTACGCGGCAGAGATTATAAACTAGATCCTAAAAGTGTAAAACAACCGCCTAAGAAAGAACGTGGCAAAAGTTTGTTTAAACAAATTGGAGACTTTGTAAAAGGCACTAAAGCGTATAATATTGCAACAACTAATCCAGAGCCAACAAAAATTCCTGCTACTGTACAGGGCCGTGAAGTTGATTTAGCAAATCCAAAGACTGCTGGTGTTGACCTAGGCAATTACGGTGATACAAGTAAGATGAGTGTTATGGATTTAGCAAGAAAGATGGACGCTGATCCAAAACTTGCTGCTAGATCTGATGCTCAGAAACAAGCAGACATAGGTAAACAGGTAGCATTTAATGATGCGCAAAGAGCGGAAATAATGAAAAGACTAAAGAACCAAAGGAACCAATAGGAGAAAAGTAATGGATATTGCTGAACTAAGAACTAAACTAGACAGTATCGCAGCGGAACTCGCTGAACAAGACGTTCAGCAAGAAGAAATTGCAATTGAAGAACATCACGAAAAAGATGAAGATGGAAATGTTATTCCTCACGATGATATTTCAGAAGAAGAAGTTGAAGAAGAAGCAGTTGAAGAACGAAAAAGTGACAAAGAACGCGAATCTGATATGATGAAACATGATTTATACTCACTTATGATAGGCGGACCAGCAGACAGTGGTATAGCAAAATTGCCTAGAAAAAATTTTAAAAAAGAAGAAGAAGTAGGAGAGGAAGAAGTTGAAGAAGCAATGATAGAGGTTCCTGTACAGGAACTTGCTGACATCATGCAACTTGCAGGCTATACTGATTATGCAGAACGTATTGAAGAGTATGCTAACGAACCTGACGAACAGTATCAGGATGCAGAAGATCAGTTAATTGGTCTAAGTGGTGGACTCAACGGTCCTAAGAAAATGTATCCTGCTTCAGCACTAGGTGACAATCCAATGGATCAAGAGCCACGTGAGATTGAAGAAGAAAATACAATGGAGGATGTAGAAGATAAACTTTATAGAAGTTATCAAGCATTCCTAGAAGAAGAAGAAATTAAGGTAGAAACAGAGTAAGATTATTCTGTATTAATTGATGTATATAGCGGTGACCTGCATCATTTGGGTGTAAGTGATCCGCTATATATTTTGACTTGCTTTCCTTATTACTTCCGTCAGCACCCAGCGTGTTAACCATACCCGGCACACAATCAACATGCATATAGCGCAGGTTGTTTAACTTACAAGTAGTTTCTACAATGTGACGAGGATACCAAGTGTGTACATGTTCCATGTATTCACAGTGTTGATTTACCAGATAATCCTTGCAACTGTCAACTAACGCACTACCAGACTTCTTGCCCTGCACATAGTTCATATGCTCCCAACGTTCAGCTCTTTTGTTATACCAGCTCTGTCTATTGGGATGAGTCCAGCCAAATATAATAAAATCTTTGGGAGTAATTCCTGTGTAAGTTTCACAAAACTTTAGTGCAATATGTGGATTACTAGCACTGCTTTCACTGTGTTGTATAAATTCAAATCCTAGTTGTTCTGCTACAAGTTCACCATAGCATATAGTTGCTTCCTCGCCTAGACTTACACTACACCCGTATTGATACAATTTCATTTGGTATTTATTTTCCGATAAATATGCATATGATAAAAAGATTTGACAGAGACAAACTAGTCTCTATACAAGTTTATTACCATATGCCAGATCATGTTCATTTGATTAATGAGTTTATTTGGCAAACTCAGGACATTATACCGGATTTTCCCCGTAGTGTTAAGTTTATTCGATATTGGCACAAAAACATAGATGCAGTAATACAAGAAGCATATCTGTATCATACAAATTATTGGGGCGGTAAGGAATACGTCAACTTGAAGGACGTTTACGAAGTATAATATGGCTAAAACATTAGACGGTGTGCTTATAAAAAAGCCACATCAAAAAGAAAACTTTACAGATAAACAATTTACAGAGTTTGCAAAATGTGCAGACCCTGCTACTGGTGTCAAGCATTTTATGAACAATTACTTTAACATACAGCATCCTACTAAAGGACGTATGGTTTACAATGCATATGAATATCAGGACAAACTGTTAGACGTATATCATAACTATCGCTTTAACATCAACATGCTTCCTAGACAAACAGGCAAGTCAACAACTGCAGCAGGATATTTGCTGTGGTATGCAATGTTTGTGCCAGACAGTGTAATTCTAATTGCAGCACACAAATATGCTGGTGCGCAGGAGATCATGCAACGTATTCGTTATGCTTATGAACTATGTCCAAACCACATCCGTGCTGGCGTCACAAGTTACAACAAAGGTAGTATTGACTTTGATAATGGTTCGCGTATTGTAGCACAAGCAACAACGGACAACACTGGACGAGGCATGTCCATCACACTACTATACTGTGATGAGTTTGCGTTTGTGCGTCCTAGTATTGCTAGAGAATTTTGGACTAGTATTTCGCCAACACTAGCAACTGGTGGTAAGGCTATTATTACAAGTACACCCAACAGTGATGAAGATCAATTTGCGCTTATATGGCGTGACGGAAACAAACAATATGATACAGAAGGAAATCCAACTGACATAGGCATTAACGGTTTTAAAACATTTCGTAGTTATTGGTATGAACATCCAGACAGAGATGATAAATGGAAAGCAGAAGAATTAGGTCGTATTGGTGAAGAACGTTTCCGTCGTGAACATGACTGTGAATTTATTATCTATGATGAAACACTAATAGACAGTATGGTATTGACTAACTTACGCGGCGAAGATCCCTCATTTAGACACGGTGCTGTACGTTGGTACAAAGAACCAACCAAGGGAAAAGCATACATTGTAGGACTAGATCCAAGTTTAGGAACAGGCGGTGATCCTGCTGCAATGCAAATATTTGAAATTCCTAGCATGGAACAAGTAGGAGAATGGAGTCACAACAAAACTCCTATACCACAACAAATTCGTATCCTAATTGAAATTAACAAATACCTTGTTGACAAATGCGGTGACAACAATAGTGTTTACTATAGTGTTGAAAATAACACAATTGGAGAAGCAGCATTACAAAGTATTTCAGAAGTTGGTGAAGAGAATATACCTGGATACTTCCTCAGCGAGCCCGGAGGACACGGAAACAGCAAAGTATACAGACGAGGATACAACACTACACACCGTAGTAAACTGGCTATATGTGCAAAGTTTAAAACACTAGTAGAGACTGATAAAGTTAAGATCAAAAGCAAGATGCTCATAAGTGAACTTAAAAGTTTTATTGCAAGCGGTAATAGTTACAAAGCCAAGATAGGTGACACTGATGATCTTGTTATGAGTACAATGCTGGTAATGCGCATGGCACAAACACTGAAAAACTACAATCCCGAACTGCAAAATCATATTCGAGACGGTGATGATTATGACCAAGAGCCAATGCCTTTTGTTATGATTTAAATTTGTCTCTAGCATAAATACACATATGAGAAGCATTAACAACATTGCAGAAGAATTGTTTGATAAGATTCGTAGTCGTGTGGCTAACATAAAGTTGGGGAACAGTGAAGGCGTAACTACTACAGATTCAAACGAAGCGCGGTTCTTCGAGTTTCAATATAAGCACAGAGATATGCCTATAGGCGCAGTAACTATAAGTTTAAACGAAGAAGGATTACTTCAAGTTTACTTCCCAAATAGTATGGTAGAAGATGCAGATAGTAACACTGCAAATGCTTGGTATGGATTTTTAAAAGAACTGAGCAGATTCAGTGCAAGAAATATGTTAAACTATGAAGCGCATAATGTAACAAAAGAGAGACTTGATAAGAAAGATTATCAGTTTTTAACACAACGTAACCAGGACGAAGTGATGGAAAACAGACTACACGGAACAAGCCAAAAAAGTTTCCTAGAAACAGGAACAGCAAAACTTATTATTAAACATAAAGGCACAGTAGACGAAACTAAGCAGGGTGCAAGAAGTCGCAACATCAGTGCTATCTACATTGAGAACAGTGAAGGCGAACGCTTCAAGTTTGCTAACAACTATCTACCTGGTGCAAGAGCAATGGCAAGACATGTGTCAAATGAAGGACACACCCGTGATGATCGCGGCATGCACATTGTTGAGATTATGAAAGAAATGACAGATCTTAAAACATTTGTGCGTAGTGTAAAGCGTGAAGAGTATGTAAATGAAGATGCGCAGGAAGTTATTGATGCCGCAACTGATAGATACTATGGCTTGAAAGATACACTGAAAGCAATTAGCAGTGCTAAAGGCTACGGCGACTACTTTGAAAACTGGGTACCTGGCGCAGTTGAAGTAGACGAAAATGACATCGAAGATCTAAAACAAAAACTAACTCGTGAAGTATATGATGACAGACTCACAGATAGTTTACCTAGTGTGAGAAAAGCAATGGATCATAAAGCAAACATGGAAGCAAAGAAAGACGATGAAGAGGATTTAGATGCCCCAATTAAACCTTACTTTGATAAATCAATTGATCCTGCAGAGCCAAAAGAGATTGAAAAGCAAACAGCAAATCTTGCTAAAGGTGCTCAGTCACTGAATGACATTGCAGACAGTAATGATAACATTGAAGTCTATAACAACGAAGCAGATATTGCTGAACTTAAAAATTACATGCAGTTTATGAAGAACAGCGATATGGAAGTAGGCAAAAAGAATCGCAGTATTCTAGTTGCCATTATGAAATACCTAGCAAACAATATGACTAATGATGCTGCAGCAAACAGTGCAAGTGAAATTGAACTTAGCGATCCAGCACAACAAGCAGTAGCACTTAAACTTGCAAAGAAGTATTTACAGAATAAGATAGAGGTTCTACAGCCTAAGGCTAAGAAAGATCTATATGGTAAAGACAAAACTGAAGATACTACATTTGAAGCATATGCACAGCGTATGGATATGATTGCAGAAGGCACATGGAGTTTGCCAGAAAATGAAGCAGAAGCAATGAAACTTGCAGCAATGATGGGCCAGCCTATTGCACTTGGTGATGGCGGTGATGATGCTGCAAATGCACTGGGCGGACTATTAGGTGATGATGAATTGTTTGATGACCTAGGTGTAGCAGGTGACAAAGATCCAGAAGGTGATGCCCGTCCAATTATCATAGGCTGGTTAATGGATCATGTAGATGACTATGATCAGAAGTTCCAAGAAACAATGAAGATGGCACTGGCTAAAATTCGTGCAGATGGCAATGACAGTGAAATGGTTATTCCAAGAACATTTGGTGCACAACAGGATCGCGCATACAACACAAGTAGTACACAGGGCGAGCGTATGGGCAGTAATGCAGACGATGTAAAAGCCAATGAAGCAGAGATTGACGAAGATCCAAACGAAGGCAACGAATTCTCAGGCGCACTAGCACAGGCTAAAGAAGAAGGCAAAGATGAATTTGAAGTTGATGGCAAAAAGTACAAAGTAAAAGAAGCAGAAGTTGAAGAAGGTCGCATGAGTGATCTAGCACAAGAGATTGATGAAGTTATTGCAGACATGGAAGCAGATATGGAACTATTCCCATTTACTAATGAATTCCGAAATGAAGTAATGAAGTCATATAATATTAAAGCAGCACTTGAAAAGGTACTACCAGACTATGTTGCAGGATCTAAGATTAGAAAACTAGTAGGCGAAACAGTTGAAGAAGTTCAGGAAGTAGACGAAGTGGCGGAAAGCATTGCAAAGATGAAAGCAATGGCAGGCGTAGGGTCAACAGCGAAGAGCAACCACGGCATACACGAAGGCGAAGAAGGCTATCAAATAACACCAAGAAGTATTGTAGCAAGAGAAATGCGTAAACTACAGGATATTGAACGAGGCTAATAATAATTAAAAAATAAGAAAAGCGGTGCTAGGCACTGCTTTTTTTTGACTTCATAGCCACAAACATATATAATAGCATAATGTTCTTTTACTTAGGAAAAACCTTTCAAGATAATCTACCCGTTCATACCCAGTTAGATAATGGTCTGTGTCTGAGTACAGACCCTGGCTGGCAAAACTACGACAACGTAATATACAAAGGACTGTCAGTAAACTACTGTAAGTTTATATGTGATAAAGAACTTGTTAAAATAGAGCATGACGCAACACGCGGATTTCCGTTATACTATGATGATGATGGAATTACTAATCTAGAAAAATTACCTAATCAACTATGGGCTAGTCAAACTAACGTTCAAGTTGACGGTAGGATGCAGATTACTAGTGATCACAATAAAATTGTATTTCAAAAACAGGATATTACAGACAGCAAAATTGTTGATGCTATACACCACAGGCTATGCAATCACTTTGAGGAATTTGTAAAAACAAACAAACTTCCTATTAAGGTATTTCTTAGTGGGGGTATAGATAGTTTGTTGATGTGGGCATACCTAGACCACTATACCAAGGACTATGAACTAGTTGACTATGAGTACTTAAAGTACGACGAGTTTTATGTTACAAATCAAAAATATATTGTACAAAATTATTGGGCATATAGGCAAATACATTACTGGAACGAGCCCTGTGTACTAGTATCAGGAGGACACGGAGACGAGTATCTAATGCGAGGTCCTTATACTAGTAGTAAACTACTTGCAAGCATGGGTATAGACATACTAGCAGAAGTTAAACCTGAACATTACATGTATATGTACCTTAATAAACCGGACAATATAAAGACTATAGAAAACAGTGTATCAACTATCAAATCGGATTGTCATACACAAATACTAGACTGGTTAGCAAACGATCATCAACACTGGCATTTAGGTGAGACACTTACCTTTACGCCATACAAAGACTTAGAGATACTACGTTTAGCAATGCAAAGTAGTCCAGAACAACTACTAGCACAAGCAATAGATGCAAGTGTATCAAAAGAACTTGTGCGTAAACTGGATCCTCGTAAGTTAGATTTACTAGCAAAATACAAAAATGAAAGTGGTCCAGATTGTGGATGCATAGTTCACAAAATACGAAAAAACTTATTGACATGATAAATAAAAGCGCATATACTATACAATATTATAGTATGTGAATAGGCACATACAAGGCTAAAATATAGGCACATTTAAGGAGAAAATAATGGCAACATCTTTGGCAGAAATTAGAGCAAAACTAAAATCACAAGAATCACGCAGTGAGCGTACAGGCGGCGGCGACAACGCAATCTTCCCACATTGGAATATACCAGAAGGTACAACGACAGCAGTTCGATTCCTTCCGGATAACGATCCTAACAACACATTCTTTTGGGCTGAAAGGCTTATGATTCGTTTACCATTTAATGGTATTAAGAATGATATGAATAGCAAGCCAGTGGTAGTACAAGTACCATGTGTTGAGATGTGGAATGAGACCTGTCCAATCCTAACTGAAGTGCGTGGTTGGTTCAAAGATTCCAGTCTAGAGGAAATGGGTCGCAAGTATTGGAAGAAGCGTAGTTATATCTTCCAGGGCTTTGTGACTGAGAATACTCTACAAGAAGACGCACCTGCTAATCCAATTCGCAGGTTTGTAATCTCACCAAGTATCTTTAACTTGATTAAGGATGCACTTATGGATCCGGATATCCAGGAAATGCCCACAGATTACACACAGGGTTTGGACTTCCGTATTACAAAAACTACTAAAGGACAGTATGCAGACTATAGCACAAGTAAGTGGGCTCGCAAAGAGACTGCTCTTACTGAGGCACAAATGGCTGCTATTGAGACACATGGTCTTAATACACTGTCTGACTATCTTCCTAAAAAACCTACTGAAGTAGAATTGCAGTGCATTAAAGAGATGTTCGAAGCAAGTGTAGATGGACAGCCCTATGACGTTGAGCGTTGGGGGCAGTATTACCGTCCATATGGAGTTGACGCTCCTGCAGGATCCTCATCCTCAAGTACGTCTACTGCAACAGCGGCAACGCCAGCAACACCTGCTCCGGCAGCAACTCCAACACCTGTAGCAGAGGCTCCTGTTCCTGCACCACAAACTGAAACTGTGGCAGCACCAGCGGCAGCACCTGAAGGTGAAAGCAAGCGGGCAGAAGACATCCTAGCGATGATCCGTAACCGCCAATCATAAGGCACAGAGGGCGGCAGCAATGTCGCCCTCATTCTTAGATGATACATTACAATAAAGAATTAGTATATCCGAGACTATGTACAGTTATTGAATTACCTGTGCATAGTTTCGTGTATCCTATTTTTAAGAATGCTAGTAGTAGCATTGAAGAATTAGGCGTTGCTACACATATTGTAAACAAAAATTTTAATAAGACCACACAAAATATTACAGTCTACTGGCGCGAAGCACAAAAAAGATTCAACAGTGGAGTAAATACATTTTTACAACATAATAGCAATTTAGACGAAGATACACTAGTATACCTTATAGAGCGTGGCGAACTTGTTAACAGACATTTTATGCCACAGTATATGTGGTTGTGCCATTTATATAAAAGTTATACTGGATTAATCAACATACAAAGTTTAGACGATCTTAAAATTAACGTACACAAGAATGCCAGCACTAGATACTATGATTTCATTGCACCATCACACTGGATAGATTTAGATAACACAATTTTCAATTATTTTGCAAATACCACAACTAGCATATCTGAAATTAACAAATACATACAAGATAAACACAAGGTTCTATATAAAAAATGCATTGCCCAAGAATAGGTCACTACGCAAGACTTAATAGTAACGGTACTATTGGGTGCTGTGGACATATGGTTGATGCACAAGAATATGCAACATTTAGACAAATGGAAAACAGTGCCTGGCAGCAATGGCTAAAGTGGCAAATGGAACAAGAAGGTAAGTGGCCCAAGGAATGTGTGCGTTGTAAACAAACAGAAGAACTTAATGGTACAAGTATAAGACTTAACAGTATAAAACGCGATAAAATATTGCGTAAGTTTGATGAAAAATATCTACAACTAGGTGGAACACTGGACAATTATTGCAATAGTGCTTGTGTTACCTGCAGTCCTAACCTAAGCACTAAAATAGGCAACCTTAAGAAACAACTTGTAGTAAAAGATAACTATGAACTTTATAAAACACTGCCATTGGATAGAGTAGTTGAAATAGACATCAATGGTGGAGAGCCAAGCATAAGCAAAAACTATGGTGATCTTTTAAGTAATCTTCCTAGTAGTGTACGCATTGTGCGCATTAATACAAATGCGTGTGTAAGAATTAAACAAGTACGGCAGTTGTTAGATAAGGATGTAGCAGTAATAGTTACTGTTAGTTTTGATGGCATTGGACCTGTGCATGATTATGTCAGGTATCCTGTTAAATGGCAACAGTTTGAAAATAACTTGTTATACTACAAGGAACTAGCAACACAGTATAACAAGTTAACACTTGACACATGGACTACTGTAAGTTGTCTCAATGTACAACAACTTGAGTTACTACAAAAATACTGCCTGGATTTGGGTATACGACATGAGTTTGCATTTTTGAACAAGCCTGAACCTCTTAATGTTAAGTATACAAATTGGTTCACTAAAGAAGTTGATATGGCGGGTGTGGCAACTCACAGGGATAACACACAAGAACTAGAGGCTTTTCTTGGATTAGAGGAAGCATGTAGGAACGATATAGAAAGATTTTGGGTATGAAAGTAGCAATTACTGGGCATACTGCTGGCATAGGACAAGCATTTGCAACTTGGTTCGCAGATCAAGGACATGAAGTAGTAGGATTAAGCAGGCGCACAGGACGTAACATTAGAAGTATACCCAAGTGTGTGGGCGATATAGTAGACTGCGATATGTTTATAAACAATGCACAAGCAGGATTTGCACAAACGGAGTTACTATATAAAGTATGGCATCAATGGCACAGCGAACCAAAACTAATTTGGCTTATAGGAAGCATTATGAGTACACAGTATGCTACAGATTTTGAAATGCAGGAATACCAGTTACAAAAACAGACAATTGATCGTGCATACTATAATTTAAAAAATACACCCAGTAAATGCAATCTCATGTTAATACGCCCTGGCAAAGTTGATACACAAAACGAGGGAGGCGCAGACGTCAATACATGGGTAAACACAGTATGTGAGTATTGGCAAATCGCACAACAAAGAAATTTAAGTTTGCAGGAAATTAGTCTTGGATCCTAAACGTGCAATAAACGGAACGTTTTGTCCTGTGCCATGGACTGGATTTATAATGAACCCAGATGGTGAAATAAAAAACTGCGTAATAAGTGAAGAAAAACTGGGTAATATAAATGATACTGATATCCAGGATATACTAGGAGGTCAAGCAAATACACAAGTAAAAACGTGTATGAACGAAGATAAACAACACAGCGGGTGCATAAATTGTTATAAAAATGAACAAGGCACTACAGGACTTAAAAACGTTCGCAGTGACAGATACTATTACTTGAAATCGCTTAGTAAAGTGCCCTATACAGCATATGACACAATGGATACAACACTAAGCACAGTGGACATGCGTTGGCGTAATACATGTAACCTTGCTTGTGTATATTGTGGTCCAACACTTAGCAGTACATGGGCAAAAGAACTTGGTGTTGAAATAGGTGTAGATGAACAACAACTAGATAAAACTAAACAGTATGTGCTAGACAATGCACCAAACTTAAAAAATGTTTATCTAGCCGGCGGCGAACCACTGTTAATGAAAGAGAACAGTGAACTTCTGGATAGACTAGATCCAAGTTGTACAGTGCGTATTAACACTAATTTAAGCAATATTAAAGGCCCTGTGTTTGAACGTGCAAGTAAGTTTAAGGATGTACACTGGACAATTAGTGTCGAAACAATGGGTGCAGAGTTCGAATACATACGCTATGGTGCAGTTTGGGATACCTTCTTAGAAAATTTAGAAGCAGTAAAGCAGTTGGATCATAAGATTAGTTTTAACATGTTGTGGTTTATCCTTAATCCATACAGTGTATTTGATACAGTGGACTACTTCAAAGCACTGGGATATAGCGAAAACAGTTTTGTAATAGGTGCCCTAACAAGCCCACTAGCATTTGATGTAAGAAACTGTAATACTAAGACACTACAAGATTTACAAAGTTATTTAAAAGTGCGTATACAAGGGGCAAACAGAGACTATTTTTTACATAATAGTTATGTCAACATGCTGAAACACTTGGATGAAAAATTTGATAAACAGAATAGTAAACAACAATTAGAAGAACTGGATACACGTCGTGGACAAAACTATAAAAATGTGTTTGACATAGACAAGTATCTGTAATATAATATAAGAACTAGGCACATAGGAGATAAACATGGCGAAGCCATTTGACGTAAGTAAATTTAGAAAAGACATTACAAAAAGTATTGATGGATTAAGCATTGGCTTTCACGATCCAACAGATTGGATAAGCACAGGTAGTTATGCACTTAACTATCTTGTAAGTGGAGACTTTCATCGTGGAGTACCAATGGGCAAAGTTACAGTGTTTGCTGGAGAGTCTGGTGCAGGTAAAAGTTACTTTGCTAGTGGAAACATTGTAAAAAATGCACAAGATCAAGGAATCTTTGTTGTGCTTATTGATAGTGAGAATGCACTAGATGAAAGTTGGTTGCATGCACTGGGTGTTGACACAGATGAAAGCAAATTGCTTAAACTAAGCATGTCAATGATTGATGATGTTGCTAAAACTATTAGTTTGTTTATGGCAGATTACAAAGCAATGGCAGAAGAAGAACGACCAAAGGTATTGTTTGTACTTGATAGTTTGGGCATGATGATGACACCTACAGATGTTGACCAATTTAACAAAGGTGACATGAAAGGTGATATGGGGCGTAAGCCCAAAGCACTGACTGCACTTGTGCGTAACACTGTTAACATGATTGGTAGTTACAACGTTGGTATGGTGTGTACTAACCATACATATGCAAGTCAGGACATGTTTGATCCAGATGACAAGATCAGTGGTGGTCAAGGCTTTATCTATGCAAGTAGTATTGTTATTGCAATGCGCAAACTTAAACTAAAAGAAGATGAAGCAGGAAATAAAACTAGCACAGTACAAGGTATTCGTGCTGCATGTAAAGTAATGAAAACACGCTATAGCAAGCCATTTGAAGCAGTACAGGTTAAGATTCCATATGAGACAGGCATGGATCCATACAGTGGATTGCTTGACTTATTTGAAGCAAAGGGTATGCTTACTAAACAGGGTAACCGTTTAAAGTATACAACTACTGCAGGTGAAGAAATGCTGGAGTTCCGCAAGGGCTGGACAGGTGAAAAACTGCAAGTAATTATGGACGACATTAGCAATGCAGATGGACTAAGTATAGACGAAATCGCAGGAGCACAAACAATTACAGCACCAAATGGTGATGTCGTAAATGCACAAACAGGCGAAATACTTGAGGAAGCAGACAGTAATGAATGAAGAAATAGTAAAGACAGTTTATGCTATTCTGAAACAGTATATACCTAGTAAAGATATGCAACAGGCATGTGATCATCTAGTGGATGATTTGCAGGAAGTATTGGATGAAGAAGAACTTTATAGACTAGCAGGCATAGACAAGTATATCAAAGCAAGTGTTATGGATATTCTTGGTGAACCTGAAGAGGACTTCGATTACGAAGAAGAAGACTATTGAGCCAATGGTATAACAGAGTTGTAAACGACATCGGGCAGATTCCAGGATTCATTAACTATTTTGAAAGTGAACTGGAAGAAGCAAAGCGTGAATGTATAGTTAAGGGTATTGTGGAACGTAACATAACTGCATTACCGGGTATTACTGAACATCGCTTCAATCAACTACAAGAGATTGAAGCAGTGCTTAATCACCTTAACATACAGTTGCGTAGAATCCGTCGCAAGCATTTTCAAAAGTATCTGGAAGGTTATGCTAGAGCATTGACTAGCCGTGATGCAGAGAAGTATGTAGATGGTGAAGATGAAGTTATTGACTTTGAGACTATCATTAACGAAGTAGCACTACTGCGCAATAGGTGGCTAGGCATAATGAAAGGCTTGGATACCAAGCAGTGGCAAATGGGACATGTTGTTAGACTTAGGACAGCAGGTATGGAAGATATTAGAATAGACTAAGTCACAAAAAAAGCAGCGTTTCCGCTGCTTTTTTATTATCCTAAATATAAATTAGAATTTAATAGCAATTCCCATTGCTGTTGTCTTTTCGCTAGAAGTCTTGTCATCAGCAGTATTTTCAATAAATGCTACTGCACCTGGAGCAAGTGTATACTGTGCGCCTAGTGTAATCTCATCACTTGAAACTGTGCCTGCTGATTCAGTTTTCATTGTTTCAACACCTACCATCATTGCACCAACACTGTATGTTGCGCCCATTGTAGTTGTGTCTGTATCAACGTCTGCTGCAGTTGTTGCTGTATGCTTTTCAAAAGCAACACCGATTGCACCAACTTTTGCAGTTGCGTTCATTATGAATTCTTCTGAATCATCAGCGTTTTTCATCTGACCTGCACCAAGTGTTGCAATTTCACTGAGACCATAAACAGCACTGTAAGCATAGCCTTCGCCTGCTGTTGTGCCATAGTCATCGCCAGTTGCATTACTAATGTTTACAGTAAGTCCACCAATTGGTGATAGACTTAAAATACTTGAATGATCTGTGCTTGGTGAGCCATTGCCCAATACATATGTAAAGTCAGTGGTGTCGTCGATTGCATCAAGCGCACTGTTTACGTCACCTAAATCAAGTGTCCATGTATCATTGCTAAGTGTAACACTATTACCGCCATCATCACTGCCGGTGTGATCCAAGTTAATGTCTGCACCGAAAGTCAAGCCTGTGTCTGTTGTAGTACTTGCTTTAAAATTAATATCACCATCCATTACTGTTGATGCTGTTCCGTCGTTGTCCTGGTATGACCATTCCATGTCGCCGCCGATAGTTACATCAGCCATAACAGGTGTTGTCAATACTGCTAATAGAGCAGTAGTTGCTAGTAGTCGTTTCATTGTATTATATTTCCTTAGGGGGTTATTTTACAGTTTCTATCACTGTTTTGTTCTTTGTTATGCTTGCAAAAAGGTGAATTAACACGAATAACTTGGCGAAAACATAACAAGGATATTTATTGTAATTATATTACTCTTATTAAAAATTTGCAAATAATTCTCATCTAGGTATTTATTTTTTTGCATCAGTGTTGCAAATTTGCAACACCTATAATTTTGCTCTAATACGATGCCACTGAACATGAATTTCATCTGCAAGCCATTCTGTATAGCACAAACGTTTTATCCAGATGTGTCTATAGGGTTTGCTTAACCATCCGCTTATGCTAGTTCCAACATCATATGCTAAACTATGTTCGCTTACAACACTGGGTACTCCAGCAATAACACTGTGTATGCCAGCGTTGCTACTATGGCTTATTGTAAACTTGGCATTCTCTAGCATTGCTGGCAAATCAAAATCATCATAGGTATTTGCTAGTTGTGCTGGCGTGTTCCAAGTTACACCTTCAAACTGTACAGTTTCTTTACAGCGAGGATGACTCCTAATAATAATGGGCAAGTCAGTATGTTCACGTATTTCATCTACAGTCTGACGATAGTAGGTATCTATGTCGGGCATGTTACGCCACTGTTCACTTGCAGTGTGTTGACCACATATTAGTACATACTCACCATCCTGCTTCCAAGGTTGTAGTACAATGCCAAACTTTTTTAATCTATCCTCAGGCATGTAATTGTCTAATGCAAAGTCTGCATCTCTGTTGATCCCGTTTATACCCAACTTCCAAGTTGTGTTGCGTATAAGCCCGCCCACTTCTATGACAATGACTGGCTTGTTCTGTGCGTGATAGTGATCCCACACAGTTTTATTTGGACGCATTTTACCTTGCCATAGCACACTCCATATCAATGCTACATCAGCATCCATATCATTTTCTACAAGTGTATCTGTTTTCTGTATTGCATCTACTAGTTGTGGATAAACTAAATTTGCATTGCCAGGAAGATTGTTAGGAAAGTGAGATATTTTCATTTGTATTTTAAAACCTATAAATAGTTATATGCGCACATTATCAGTATTTACCACATGGCACAAGCCCGGATATAAGAAATATGGAAAGCAGTTCATTGAAGGATACAATGCATGCTGGCCCAAGGAAGTGCCTCTAACAATCTATGCAGAGGATCACAATCCAGATGTACAGGGTAATCCTATGATTACACTAACAGATCAACGAACAGCATTGCCAGATTTAAAAAGTTGGCAACTAAGACACAAAGACAATCCACACGCACATGGATGGAATAAAGACAAAACTAAAAAAAGTTTTTTATGGGATGCAAGTCGCTTTGCAAACAAAGTATTTGCACTGTGGCACTTTGCTGAACACTGTAACACAGACATTTTTATTTGGTGTGACGGAGATGTTAGAACACATACGTCTATGCCACTGGAGTTTTTGCACAGCATTGCTCCCAATGAAAATCAACTAGCAACATACCTAGGAAGAAAAACTTGGCCCGAGTGTGGCTGGATGATGTTTAATCGCCGTCATCCAAAGTTTGCTGAGTTTATCGAGCAATGGCGTTGGATTTACGAGAGCGATGATATTTTTAATCATACAGAGTCACATGATAGTTTTATCTTTGGCGAACTAGTCGAGGATTTCCGTGCAGTGGGCGTAGAGTTTAATGATCTAGGCGGCCCTGATCAAGGCGGTCATATTTTTATTAATAGTGTACTTGGACAGTATATGGATCATTTAAAAGGTTTTAGAAAAGAAGTTGGAAAAAGTTTACAAGGTGATGTTGTAAGAGGCGAACATTTTAGTACAAATGAATGGTGGAGTGATCTAAGACACGTTACTAAATCACAAATACAAGCAGAAAAATTAAAGAACCCGCATGAATATGATGCAACACAACAAGTAAAAAGTAAGGGAATAAAATGAACGAACTAAGTGTAATACAAAATGTAACAAAAGTAGAAACAGATCCATATCCTTATGTTTGCGTTGAAGGAGCATTACCAGATCGTTTTTACAAAGAGCTCGAGAATACATTTCCCGAGCAACTAATAACAAGTACAAGTCCACATGATGGTGGTATATGTTACCGCTATAAAATGAAAGAGTGTGCAGAAATAGAACAACCACCTAGTATTTGGCAAGACTTTTTTGCGTACCATACTAGTCCTGAATACTTTCGTAGTTGCGCAGAACTGTTTAGTACAAGTATTGTTGAACACTATGGAGAAGAGTTTTATGAGAGTTTAAAAACACAGAGTGTTACGCCACGTGATGTAGATAACAGTGGACATTATGTAGCAGATTGTCAATTCGTTGTACACGAACCAGTGGATCAAACAGGCACAAGTCGTACACCTCATGTTGATAATCCAGTTGAAATATACGCTGGGTTGCTATACATGAGACAGCAAGGCGATACTGCACAAGGCGGAAACTTTACAGTACACAGGACTACAGGAGAAATTACAGAAGTCAACAAAAGTTTAGGTAGACAAGTAGACAACAGTTTACATGTGCCACACTACGAAGTGCCTTACATGGCAAATAATTTCTGCATGTTCCTAAATGTAAAGGATAGTGTACATGGTGTAACTCCTCGTATTGAGCCCACAATGCGACGCCGCAGCATTAATATTATTGGCGAATTTAATGGCAACGGTAAGATGTGGAAAGTTAAAGAAATCAAGTCATGAGATATGCCATTGGCAAAGTTAGTGGCGTATTCATGGAGCATGACGTAGCAGTTAAGTTTTTCGGAATAAGAGGTAAAGCGGTCAAGGAAGTGCGCGGTACTATCGAAGAATGTTATGCAAGAGAATTGCTATGTTTACAAAGACTACAAGGAACTCCAGGATTTCCTAGTATAATATCACATAAAGACGATGATTTGATACTAGAAATGGAGGACTGTGGAGAATGTTTATTTAATACTTGGCACGAATATGATTTGACGTTATACTTAGATCAAGCAAATCGTATTTGTGATGCATTGGAAAAAGCAAATATACAATACTTTTTTGCAGGGTTAAACAAACCTAATAAGCCTCCCAAGCCGCCTATAGCATACAATCCTCGAAGCGACTTTCCTTTAAGTAACTTGTGTATAAAGGATGGAGAACTTACACTTATTGACTTTGAAATGGCTAATCCAGTGGGATCACATTTATCAGAGCGACTACATCCTAGGCTTAAAGCATTATATGAGAACTATAACCCTGATCATTTTAGAGAGTTTTTATTAACTGGATTGCGTTATCCCAAGGAAAGTTTTGATAAAGAAATGTGGAGGAAAATACCTGCTAGTGATTTTAAACAAGAAAAATGGAATAAAATGAAAGATACTAACCCAAGAGAGGTATACAAGACTATGACATCATTCAACCAACCTAGTGAAAAAATTGTAAATGAATGGAAGAAATATCAAAAACGCTATGGCATAGATCAGGCTGTAGATCGTGTAGAAAAAATGAAACTAGAGAGTGTATGCACAGGCAAAACCGTTGTGGATATTGGATGTAATGATGGATATATTACAGGACTAGTAAGTAAGTTTGCTGCAAGTGCAACTGGCGTAGAACCACATGTGGAACTAACTGAAGATAAGCCTGCAAATGTTACCTGGGTGCGTAGCACATTCAATGAATTTTTAGACACTAAGCCAGGTACATTTGATGTGCTACTAAGTTTAGCAGTAAGTATTCAATTACGCGACTTTGGTGGACTTACAGAGCAAGAAATTGTTAATGGTTATTATAGTTTACTTCCTGTAGGTGGCATTGTTGTACATGAAACACAAAAACTTGAAAATCGTCCCAACAACCAAGAACATACTGCAGCAATGATTGCTGCTTTTAAAACAAAGTTTGTGCAAATAGATCATGGTGATGCTAGAGGAAGTGGCAAACGAGAATATTATCATTTCCGCAAGGAGGTATAAATGGCTTTTAATAATATAATGCAACTAGCAACTGCGCAACTTGTAAAACAAGGTGCATTTACTGCTGGTGCAACAGTAGTTGAATGGGGCAATCAACGTTTTAGATACAGTGAGGATTGGTTAAATGAATGTGAAAAAACAAGCGGACGAACACTGCGTAAACCAACACAGTTTGTATGGGAATACTTTGAGGATCTGGGGTTTAGCGATTACCTTGCTATTGATATTAACACTGAACTTAGGTCTATCGCTATGGATCTTAATTTCATCCTAAAAGACAAATACAACTACACACAACAGTTTGACTATGTTACAAACAACGGCACAGGTGAACACATCTTTGACCAGCGCACAGTGTTTGAAAACATGCACAACCTATGTAAAGTAGGAGGTACTATGATAAATGTACTACCATTTGCGCCCTGGTTTAATCATTGTTTTTACAGTTTTCATCCACAGTTGTTTCGTGATATTGCTGCAGCAAATGGATATACTTGGCGTTTCATGTGGTTAGCACAGAACACAGGCAAATACGTTGATTGTCCTACAGACTTTGATAGTTGGAGTTACTATGAACAAAAAAAGCCTCGCAATCCTATTAGTGATTTGGAAAAGCATTTTGATACCCTTCATAATCGCGAAGGCAAAACTCATAATGTTAGCATTGTTAGTGCGTACACTAAAACGATGGATAAGCCGTTCCAAATACCGTTCCAAGGACGATATGTAAATGATATTGTGGATGATCTCAAAGGTGAATACAGTGAAACAAATGTAGATGTGAGGCAAAAGGATCACACCAGTGCGACTTATTAATCTTGGATGCAGTTTTAGTTATGGAAATATTATCAGCGAATACGAAACATTTGCAGACGCACATGTTAGTCCAGGCACACTAGTAGCAAAACATCTCGACTGTGAAGAAGTAAACATAGCAAGTCCTGGATTAAGTCTTGATGGAGTATTGCGCAGATTGCATAGTTTTGAATTCCATGATACGGATAAGTTCTTAATTGGGTTGCCTCCATGCATAAGATTGCAATATGTTAGTAAAGTTCCAAGAAATCAAGACAAACTTAGACACGCAAAAATGAATGTAAGTCAATGGAGACAACACGCATTTAAGCAAGGACCTAAAATACCCGAGGACTGGTTCAAGACAATGAAATGGGATGAAGATGTAAACGTTCGTCCACTTGACATTGTTGAAACTAGCACTTACTGGAGTTACTTCTATATACTGCTTATTCAACAAGCAATGAAGAAAAGGCAGTATTGGATGTATAACAGTGTCCATGGTCATATGCAACAAACTACAAACATTCCAGAAGTGCAAATGTTGCGTGATCAGATTGTCACACATAATTATTTTAAGCCGGATACTGGAATGCATGATGAGGTTTTAGAGGATACCAAATATCAACTCTCACATGACGACACACACCCTAATCATTTGTATTACGAACATTGGGCAAAGGAGTTTTGCGAATGGATGTTGCAGTCTGCATAAGCGGCGAGTTTAGGAATAATGTGGATCTATGCAGGGAAAGCATACAAAAATATCTACCCTACGAGCAATTTACACATACTTGGGCAGACACGCCATTGCCAGAACTGCCTAGTATGGAAACGTTTGTACTAGCATTCAATACTTGGATAGCATGTTTGCCAGAAGATAACACTACTCGCACGTGGTTTACTAAGAAACTAAAGGGCGGAAAACTTTTTCACCAGCGCGTCTATCAAGTATATAATCATTGGCACTGTATGCAACAAGTGCCTGAACATTATGATATGATTATTAGGGTGCGCCCAGATGTTGTTCTTTATGAACATGCGTGGGAACGTGATATTGAAAATGCATATTTTAATGATTTTGTAATAGGCTTTGGCAGTGGACAAGGACCAAGTGTTGGAGTTACAGAAAGATATGCTGCAGATCATGTGATAATACATAGAAGGTATCGCATGCGCAATCCTTATAAAACATTACTACCTAGTAGTGGACATGTTGCATGGTGGGTATGTTTACACAAATACCTTGATGAACAGTTTATTAACAATGATAGTGTATGCAAACTTGAGCGGGATATAGTTGACTAGATGACTAATCTACATTACAATACAAATAACTTGGAAAGTAAATGCAACTGGGTTATGGATAGTCTCAGCAAAGGCTGGATTGGATCTGAGCACCACTTCTGGGGATTTATTAACGACAATGAGCAACAAATAAACACCCTTACACAGCAAGGCACGGACTGGTACTTTTGGGATATGCCCTATCATGGACGCTGGAATGGATTATGGGAAGCAATAAATCCTAGTCAGGATTTTTATTGGCGTGCAAGCAAAAATAGTGTACACTATAAACACGTTAAAGACTATCCTAGTGACAGATTTCGTGCATGGGGGGTAGAACCAAAACCCTATGGATCTGGTAGTAAAATTTTAATTTGTCCTAGCAGTGAAACAATGACACGTTGGACTACAGGCATGGATGTGAAAATGTGGGTGCAAATGATTACAATGGCACTGCAAAAATATACAGACAAGTATATAGAAGTACGCTACAAGCCAAGGAGAAATGGTACCAGTGGCCCAGCCGCAGCACTAATTCCTTTTGAAGAACAAGCACAGAATACTCATTGTGTGGTTACATGTATAAGTTTAGCCGCAGTCGAGGCACAATTGTTAGGTATTCCAACCATATGTCACCCAAGTAGTTTTGCTGCAGATATAAGTAGTACTAAACTAGAAGAAATCGAAAATCCTAAACGTGTAGACACACATCAGTGGTTTAGCAATCTTGCTTACAGTCAGTTTACACACAAGGAAATAGAATCAGGTTTCGCACAAGAGGTTCTAAATGCCTAGAATTACTGTATATGACACTGGTAGACGCATGACTACAAAATTTACACTAGCGTTTGCTAGGGGTATTGTAGAACATACTAATAGTATAGGTGGTTCTTGGGAAGTAAAACACCGTAGTATAGACAGTTATTTAGAACATGGAATACCGCGCGATTATCGTGCAGGACATGACGCAATAGCAACTCTGGGTATACTTCGCGGCACAGGTCTATTACTCAAAGAGGCTCAGCAGCGCGGTTTTGATTACTACTACATGGATCACGCATATTTTAATCCTGGGTACAGTGGCAAAGGCTGGATGCGTATTACCAAAAATGATCATGCTTGTACCACAATACGAGAAACTACAAAGGATCGCTGGAACGGATTTCATAAACATCATGGATATGCCCTTAGTCCATGGCGCACAAACGCTGAAAGAGGAGATCTAATACTCATATGTCCACCTACTCCTGCTATATGTTGGTACTATAATTTAGATCAAGACTGGGGAGAACGTATAGAACAGCATTTAAAAAATTCAATGCCTGAGAGTGAACATTATAGAATTAAAGTCAGACACAAGCCCAAAGAGCCAGTAGTTGATTCCCAGGGCAATTTAATTGAGTTGCGTGAATTTGCACAACAGGGAGATCTAAAAGAAGATCTTGCTAATGCGCATTGTGTCATTGCATGGAATAGTATGGTAGCACTGGAAGCAACACTAGCAGGTATACCAGTTATTACAGGTCCACACAGTGCTTGTGTGAGAGTAAGTTTTGATATTAGTTTATTAGAAAATCATCCTATGCCACTGGAGTTTAATACTGAACCTCCTAATAGGAGTGCAATGTTGTATTGGTTAGCAAATAACCAATGGAAAATGAAAGAAATAGAAAATGGCGTTGCATGGCGCATGCTACAGGAGAACTACAGTTGAGCGAAGAATTAGTAGAACACGGATATAACAGTGTAGAAGAAATACCTGGCTTTGTACAAAGACGACATGAACTTGCTCATATAGAAGAATATATTAGTAATTATTTGGACACGCCTAGTTTATGTTTACAGATAATGGAAACAGGCATTGCTGGTAAAGTTGCACGAGACACAGAAACTGGAGATTTAATAGGTGCATATGGATGGAAGTGTATTAAACATCTAGGAAAAGGCAAGGACGGGTTTACATTCTGGGGACACAAATATGGAGATAAACCCAATGCTCTGCATATTGTAAAAATTATTAGTGGATACGGAGAAAATTATCATAACCACACTGAGATATTCAATGCATTTATGAGAAAATTGTTTCATGCAAAACAACATCGTCATCCAATGTTATTTGATTTTGCTGTAAAATCAACACACACAACTTATAAATGTAAAAAACCTTTTACACAATTTAACCCTAAAGACATGCGAGAATTATATTTTGCGCTAAGACAAGTTTGCTCAATGAATACCTGGTGTATTAAAAATACTGGATTTGTATTCTGGGATCTCGGATATGGTAATGGTAGAAATTTTATGGTGGATTCCTCAGATGGTAATAACTTGAAGTGGGTAGACTATGGAGGTGCTGGTATGGTACGGTGTCCTAGTTTTAGAGAGTTATACAAAAACCAAAAAAGTATGCCTGTACTTACATTAGAGAATAGTCATCAACAACCACTTAAAGGTAAAGATAATTTAGTTGAAGGCAACAGTGACTTTGTAATGTTACAGTTCCTACTTAACTTTGAATTTCATACAAATCCAACAAGCACTGCAGATGTATGGGCTAGTATGCTACAAGTGCGCAAGGATATTGTGCAAGAAATGAAAGTTATGCTTCCGCATTATTTTCGTAGCAGGTTTGCAAATGAGGTATTTCAAAGATTCCATGATCGAGACTGGCTTGAAGCAAACACATGGCGGGAACTTGGCAAGTATATAGAAACAAATTGGCAAAACAAGTAATGCAAGTATTAGAGCGAGCAGACATTGAGAGTGTAACCTATGGCGGACACGACTGTGGCATAACACAAGTACGCGGTTATCAAAACTATGATATAAGTGATCTTGAAGTCCTAGCAATAGCAAACCCCACAGCAAAACGCCCCTGGGTAGATACAAGTGTAAAAAGTGCAGACTTTGAGCGTGTGTTTTTTCAAGTAAGCCCAAAGAGTTATGCAGATTTTGGTAGCAATTTAGGATACTATGTCTTTAAATGTGCGCAGGAGTTTGACATACACGCTACTGGTGTAGACTATAACTTTGAATATACTAGTGTGTGTAATAGCATTAAAGCAAGACACAGTGCAAGCCTTGCAGAATTTAAGCATACAAATCTTGAACAGTGGCACACCCTAAGTGATTATTATGACTTCATGACTGTGTTTAATGTAATACATCACTTGTATAATCGCACAGAAAAATACATGGACATGGGGCGTTTGGTGCTGGACTTTGCAAGCAAAGCAGATACAATCTTATTTGAATTTCCTACAGAGCAGGATAGTAAAGGTCACAAGTGGACAATGGATACTGGATACACTGAAGAACTATTTTATGAAACTGCATTGGGGATATTTACACAAGTAGAACGCATGTCTGGACAAACAGAACATAGACCCTATTATTTGTGTGTTAAATAGTCCTACTCCAGTCACGAAACTCTGTCAAGTTTTCTATACGCCATGGATGATTGTATCCTTTTGTGGGCTGTGGATCCTCAAATTTAACCATACCTTTATATAGATTTATAGTTGCTTTGCAGTATGGTCGATTTGCACATATATGTCTTTCATGGTTAGGTCCTGGAAATCCAAAGCCAGGTGTGTGTATACCTCCAACACTTACTGGATGATCTCTTACCCAGAGCATGTTAGTAACACCTGCGCCTGCTGCACTTATGTATTTGTTCATCTGACTAAACAGTACAATTTTTTCTGCTAGTGTGTAATTTTCACCAAAAACTTCAGTGTATCCCTGATCCGTCAAAATATCAACAACCGAATCTTCATTTACAAGCCCACGTTTCACAGTGTTATCCTCTCCTATAACTTGTTTACGATTGTTTAAGGGATTTGCATGTGCCCGGCGACTAAGATATACCTTTTCATATACGGGCATTGTTACACTTTGTTTAGCACGTTTTACTAGTGTATCTATTAGTTGCCACTGCAGTGGATTTACTTGTGTGCGTTTTCCGTTCGCATCTTGATTTAGTGTATCACCAACATATAAACGTTCATAATCCACTGTGCTATCTGTGTACTGCCAGGGAATATTTAACAAGTCAAGCATTTCAGCAACAAAAGGCGGATAATCATCTAGTCCCATACGTGGCGTACGATTTATTAATAGTGTGAGATCACAGTGTCGCTTTTTTAAATTTAAGTAATGGTGCAAACATCCTAGACCATCTAATATACAATGATAGTAATTTGTTAATGGCTTACTCCACAAATAAAAATAGTTGCCACATCTAACTTCACGTTGTTGCCATGGAGTCTGATCCTCAGGTATGTGTACCTTGTCTATAATTTTACTTGCACTTTTTCCTAGTTCTAGTGGAATATAATCTTTGTTAACACGCATAAGTTCACATACGCCACTATCAGCCTGATCATATATCTGCGCACGTTTAAAGGTTGCAACACCCTGTGTCATATAACTTCTTAAGTTCATGAACTATACAAGTTAATAACTTCCTTTTTCCATACATGATCATACTCACAATCACGCATGTTCTCAAACCATGGACCACCTTCAGTATAGTGTAGTACATTAGGCTTTCCATCCTCGGGTTCTTTATAATGTCCTACTAACCAGTTCCATTCAGGTCCTAGTTCACCAATCTCACTATCATCACACCATTCAAATCTATGCAAGTAAGCACCTGTTTCAGTGTTTACAGTTTCCAAATCCAAGTTCTTACAACTAGGATGCGCACAGTTAAAGATCATAAAACTACTCCAGTTTTTACGAGGATACTGCAACTGCATTTGTCCATCCATTTTTAATCCTTCTGGTGGATTGTAGTCATGCTTTACTACCCATACTGCTTTGCTATCATCTTTAAATCCGTTTTGAAATAAGTGATGTGCATCTGTTAAAAACACCATATCGCTATCGCAGAACACTGCTAGTCCTTTGTAGTTGTTAAGGTGCGGAATAAGAAAGCGTGTAAAAGTAAACTCTGTACTTGCCAGTTTGTCTACTTCACGCCAATAAAGTTTCTGCTCTCGCAGATCATTTTGTTTAAGTGCAATAACATTTACAAACTCTTTATATGTGCGTCTCAGTATTGAATGTTCGCATACTTGATATGCAATGTCTTCTCGGCTGTCCCAGCCAACATATATATTGTTCATCAATCAGTTTTCCTGTATAATAAATAGAATAATTAAGTGCGTATATTATTTATCAGGTGATTCAATGACTAAAGTTTTAATGACTGCTGGGTGTAGTTTTAGTGAATGCGAATCAGAATGGATTGATACTTGGCCTAGGCATCTTGCAAAAAACTTTACAAATCATATATCACTAGGTAGGGGTTCTGTAGGAAATGGATATATTAGCAGAGCGGTAATACACGAAGTTAGCCGAACTAACCCAGATGTTGTTGCTATTATGTGGTCAGGTTGGGACAGAATAGATCTAAGACTAGAGCAACTTGAGTACAAAAATACCGATGCTGAAAACCAATACAATATACGCAAAGGCAATGATTGGCCAGCATATCCCGTAACATGGGATCAATTAAGTATCGACATACAAAGCGAAATACAAACGCAATTTCCTAATCTAAAATTATTGTTAAAAAATCCAGCACATAATTTAAGACAAGGGTTTTCCGATAAACAATATTGGACAAACATTAGTATGTTACTTGATAGTGGTCTTGATAGCAAAAAATATGGAAAAGCATATTTTACTTTGTATAGTGATAACATAAGTAAACAAATTTATAGTTTGGAGCATATATTACGCACACAATGGTTTTTAGAATCTAAAAAAGTTCCTTATTTTATGATGTCTATGAATAATGATGTTTTAAATTTTCAAATTACAGACGAAACCGCACATCTAATTAATATGCTTGATCGTAGCAAGTTCATTGATTGTCCTGGAATGATAGAATGGACAATGAAAAATTTTGGTAAAAAAGGATTTCCAAAATATCCAGATATGCATCCAGGAACACAGCAACATAATGAATTTACACAAAAGGTAATTTTACCATATATGGAGAATAAATGTCTACTATAGTTTTAGTAACAGGAGGATTCGATCCTCTACACAGTGGGCACATTGCCTATTTTGAAGCGGCACGAGAGTTTGTGCCAGACCCTGAAGCGGGCGATCAACTCTGGGTTGCACTAAACAGTGATAGTTGGCTTGCTAATAAAAAAGGGCGTAGTTTTATGCCTATACAAGAACGGGCAAGTATTGTAAAAAATTTACGCATGGTAGATCGTGTTATAACTGGATTTGATGACAGTGATGGTAGTGCTAGTGGAGCAATACATAAAGCATATACGCTGGGTGCAGAACACATTGTATTTGCAAATGGTGGCGACAGAGGTACAGAGAATACACCTGAACAACACGACTTTAGATACACGCCTAATATAGAATTTGCGTTTGGTGTTGGTGGTGAAGATAAAAAGAATAGTAGTAGTTGGATACTTGAAGAATGGCGTGCGCCTAAAGTAGTACGCAATTGGGGTCATTACAGAGAACTATACAAAGGTGATGGTTTTCAAGTTAAAGAACTTGTTATTAACCCACACAGTAGTTTGAGTATGCAAAGACACCAGTGCCGTAGTGAGACTTGGAACTTAGTCAGTGGGGTTGCGCATGTGCTTACAAGCACTAGTTATACTAATCCACACGATGGTGCATTAAGACAAAACCTAACACCTCCTAATCCTGTTGATATTCCTCGAGGGGTATGGCATCAGGGTGTTAATGACAGCGCCGAACCAGCACACATTGTTGAAGTATGGAAAGGTCGCAGTGAATTATTATCAGAAGAAGATATTGAAAGGTGGGATGCTACATGAAAGATGTAGCAATTGTTTTTGCTGGCAACAAGTTTAGTAATCGTCATATAGAACAAAAACGTCGTCAGTTAGACAAACACTGTAGTCTACCAACAAGACTTACAGTGTTTACAGATGATCCTGCTAGAGTAACAGGCATAGGACTAAGAGATACTCGTGCAGTATTACTGCCTGATTGGTGGGATTTGTCAGGTCCTAGACAAAAGTGGTGGTACAAATGTGCAATTTTTGCAGGACTACGCTATGTTGATTGGATTGATGATGATGTACTTTATCTGGATCTTGATACAATACTAACAGGTGATATTGCAAAGTTTTGGGACTATAAGCCAGGAAAGTTCTGTATATTACAGGACTTTAATCGTAAATTTATAGCAGAATATCCTGTAAGTAATAGTAGTGTTATGCGGTTTAATCCAGAGGACAATACAGAAATATTTGAATATTTTGACCAAAACTTGAAAGATATAGTACGGAAATTCAGAGGTGACCAGGACTACTTAACATGGTGGTTTAAGACACGCGAAAGTTACTGGTGGCCCAGAGATTGGGCTATGAGTTACAAGTGGGAAATACTACATGGCGGTACAAGACATGGAGGCACTAGTGTAACTTATCCAAACGACTACCTTCAACCTGACATAGAATGGCTTGATCCTGAGGATTGTAGTATAGTAGTATTTCATGGTAATCCAGACCCATGGGATACGCATTTTGGTAACTTGCATACATACTAAAAAAGGTTGACAAGTCTCAAAACTGTGTTATATTAAAGAGTAAGTTGGAAATGAGGAGAGACTAATGCAACAGCAAATTGAAACATTGATCCAAGATATTGTTAATGATTATGACATTTGGCAGAATATTTGTGCTAAAGGTGAGCCAAAAAGCAGTGTGCAAAATGATATGTTTGATCGTTTTAAGTCACGCATTGACTTTAAAGAAGGTAAAAAGTATATCAAAATCTTTACTGAAGGCGGAAGCGTTTGGGGATTTGTTGTTAACACTGATAAAGATAACAAGTTTCGCAAAGGCGATATCCTTAAGGCAGCAGGCTGGAACGCTCCTGCTCGCAACGCCGCACGTGGTAACATCCTAGATGGTGGCTACAAAATCCAGTGGACAGGTCCACTTTACTTAAAATAGGAGACTATAATGATGGTTATGGATAAACAAGAGCAAGCGGCATATGATGCAGCAATGGCTGAATATTTCGCTAAAGGCGGCAAAGTAACTACTTGCCCTGTTAATGAGCGCACTGAAGGCTTGGTAACAAACATCTGGAAGCGCGGACCTGGTCGTCCTAAAAAGGCGGATGCAGAAAAAAGTGAAGAATAAAGGTTGACATAATCTGTATTCGTGCTATGTTTAATAGTAAGTTGTTTTTGAGGAGAGAGATATGCCCCAGATTTTTTCAGTTTTCCAGATTGTTATTGACAAAGACCTTAGTGATCTTATCAACAAAGAAGGTCACCGTTGTCATGTAAAGAGCCTGGCTCGTTTGGAAGCGATGATGGACGGCGATGTGCGTCTTGGTATAATGCATGATTGTTATACTAAGGTAGCAAAAGTTGTTGCTGATGATCTGGAGCATGTGTTTGAAGTTGGAAACATTGGTCCTGAGGATCGTATTACACGACTGGACAAGATGCACAGCATCAGCGTTGGAGACATTATTGCAGATGCAGATGGCAACTGTAGTGTAGTTTGTAATGTTGGATTTACTCCACTTGCACAATCATTTCATAGACTGTTATCCAAGGAGTTAGCATAATGTTGTTATATGAGGTTTATTTAATTAATCAGCGTTACACATGTGGTGCATATAAAACCTTAGAGCAGGCTATTAAAATGGCTCGCAAGACTGGTTTTCAGTGCAACATATTTCGTGCAAACGATCCTTTTACAATTATTAAAACTATTTGCCCAATTGGAGGTACACGATGATTAAGTTTTATGTATTAGCCGCAATTGGTGCGGGTATGGCAGCGGCAGCAGATTCAATTTTTCTTTTGTTTCTTACAACTGCGGTTGTTCTTTTATTGTTAATGCGGGAGCAAAATATCAATGGAAATTAAACTAACAGACGCTGGCACATTTGAATTGCTGTATGATAAGTTAGATGTTTTTATTCATTTGCTTGCATTTGGTTTTGCAATTGCCCTAGTTGTTACAGTGGTAATTGCAAGTGTTCGTTTGGGCTGGAAACTTTGGCCCTGGGTACTTGGGCTAGGACTACTAGCGTTTTTGATTACATGAGGCGCGGTGTAGCAAAAGATCCCAGTGAATATATTAAAATTCGCATCGGACAATTAATAGATGAATCAAACAAGTGTCATGATCCGCATGACGCACAATGGTACAATAGATGCGCTGAAGAACTGCATTGGGTACTTAAAATGATGGAGAATAAAGATGGAACCAGTTGATCCCAGCAAGAAGCATTTTTACATTAGTCTTGTAAAAAGTGCGCTACGTTTGGTAGGCTGTTACTTACTTTGGAGTGCAGGTTATGTAATGGATGACATTGCAGGTGTGTTTGTTATGTATACGGCATATGCACTAGGTGCTGCCGAAGTGCTAGGTATTGTAGAGGAACTCTAATGGGACCTTATAGTGATTATGCACAACAGAAACGTGCAGAGCGGATTGCCAGTGTACTTCTAAACTGCAAGGACGAAGATGCAAAACGGATTTGGCGTCTGCATCTAGCAAACTTGTCAAACAATGAAACAGACTATAACGCTCGTGTTGTAGAAATGTATGGAGAGAAAAAATGGAACCAGTATATTGGTATGGTCTTGCCTACATCATAGGCACAGTCATGGGTCTTTACTTTGGTAAAAGATATGGCATGGGATTAGGAATACTTGCTACTCTTGAAACACTAGTAGAAGGCGGCTATTTAAAAACTCGCAAAACAGATGATGGCGAACTTGATCTTATTAAACTTACATTTGAGGAGCGGTTAGATGACACTGCCAAAACAAAAGATTGTTAACTTTGGTCCAGATTACAAACTAAGCATTGTAGACGAAGTTAATCAAGCGGATAAATTTGAACTTGCTGTATTCTATAAAGGTAACATGATAAGCATGCCAGGTATTACTGATAATGGTGATACTGTAACACGGTTTAGAACAATAAGCGATGTACAAATGATTATGAAAAAAATGTATTCATTGACAAGAGAATTGCCCGAAAACGGTTGACACATTCTGTATCCATGCTATGTTTAATAGTAAGTTGTTTTTAAGGAGATGTAAATGGGTATGTCAAGTTATGTTTTCGACAGTGAAGAAAAGATGTTCGATGTTATTGAACAAGCAATTGGAAATTGTGAACATCTAACTGATGTAATGGCTGAGGCTGTTAAAGAAAAGGATCTTGTGCCACATTGGAGTGTACAAGAAATTGAAGATTGTTGCAGTGAAGCCTGGGAAGAATATTGGGCAAGCAAAATATAGGAGAATAAAATGTATTCAAAAGAACTTGAAAATGCATTAAATGCAATGAGAGCAATTACTGATACATCAGATATGCATGTATTGGCAAGCGAGTACAATAAACACGTTACGTTTCTCGGCAAGCGCAAAGGCGCCGGCATTATCAAAGGCGACAAGATTGCCTGGGAGTATGGTGGTTTGCAAAAGGTTGGTATTGTAACTAAAGTTAACCGCAAGACCATTGAAGTGCAGAACTACGGTAACACACCGTTTGGTGCAACACGCACACGCTTGGACAAGTCAATGATCCTTGGCAAAGTTCCTGAATCAACAGATACATTTGCATAATGGCACATGCTAGTGAAATTATCGAAACACGAGGACACCCATTTGTGGGTGTTCAGTGGTCCATCACAGGTAGCAAGGGCGATGCATACACAGTCGAAATGACTGAATATGGATTTGAATGTAACTGTGTAGCATGGCGTAAATGCAAACACATTAAAGGTGTTGAAGAGCGATTTAGTGACACATAAACATTGGACTACTATTGTTAGAGAAGTTTTCCCCAGAGCAGAAATATTAGATGCTGCTCTGGCTTATCCTATTACGGACTATGGTTGGGATGTAAATGTTCCTCGCAATACAACTTTTTGTAACTTCGAGGATCCACAGTATAGATTAGTGATTAATTTACAGGACATGCTAACTCGTTACGAGGATCACCGTGTGCCTGGTGAACTTACTAAACTACATCAGCATTTTAGTAAAAATCATTTTCCCATGGATCAGATTATTGTATTGATATGGCCCTTGGGTATTAAAAAAGACTGGTCCAAGGACAGTTTTCATTTAATTGAATTTAGCAGTCATCAGTATGAGACTTGGTGTAGTTACAAAGACTCAGAAGATGAGTTGCGTGAAGCGTTTAGCAGAGAACATAAAGACTTTGAATATAACTTTGTTTGTCCACAGCGCATATACAAGCCACATCGTGCAGCCTTGGATAGCATGCTAGAGATAGGCAATGTAAGTTTACAAACAAAGGGTATAGAACTAATGTATCCTAGTTTAAGTGTTAAAGAGTATGATGACACCTATGATAATCTTGCTAACCTATTAGCAATGCGTAAGAACTATAACACTGCACTGTTTACTATTGTTAGTGAAACTCAGTACACAGAAGAATTTGGTATCATTAGTGAAAAAACTTTTAATGCTATTGTAGCAGGACATCCGTTTTTGATGTGTGCGCATCAGTATGCGCTGGAGCATGTTCGTCATTATGGATTCGAAACCTACAATTATATTTTTGATGAATCATATGATGACCTAGACAATGTTATTCGTATGAAGGACATGGTGAATAGCAACTGGCACTTTACACAGGAACGCATGAGTGCAGTAGAGATGCAGAAAATTTTTGAGGATCTGCAGGGGTTAATTAACTACAACAGAGATTACTTCTTTGATCAATTTGGTAACCAAATGATTGACGAATTAAGAATGGATTTGTTAGATCTTTGGGGAAAGTAAATTTAAAATTTGGTCAGCGAGGATCTAGTGTAGCAGAATACATGCAGTTATTGCACGAGATCGAATTGGTCGATGATATAAAAAGCAATACGCTGTTGTGTCACAGAGACGATCCTATTTTAACTGAACAAACGGGCAATCTATCTACGTTTGATCATATTATAGTAGAAGACTGGTTTGGTATTGACGACGATCATAATGACAAAATTCATTTATTTGATTATCCTAATGTTACATTTTGCACCACTAATATGCAAAAAAATAATTTAGTGCATGCCAGTACCGTACATTATAATTTTATGTTTAATAGAACTAAATTAGTTTACGATGAAGAATTTCCTATTAAACGTAACAATAAAAAGTTTTTCCTATTGTTAACCAACAGTACAGGAGAAAACTATAAAAAAGTAAAATATAACGCAGATAGATCATCGGACTTTTTGTTTCTCAATGCTCGCAGACAAACAACTGAAAGATTACAAACGCAACAAGTATTGCATGGTTTAAACGGGATAGTGTCAACTAAAAATAACTTGTTGCCCGGCGATGTTAATATGCCTTACAACCCTGTGCCTGCAGAACATTGGGAAAGTTGTTATTTCAATATTGCAATCGAAAGTAATATAAAAAATGCGGATATTGTGCATACCACTGAAAAAGTTTGGGAACCTATTATCAAGTACCAAATACCTATTATACTTGCAACCGCACACTATCAGGCATATATGGAAAGTTTAGGATTTGTATTTCCGATAAAAGTCTTTACAGAACCAGATGAATACTACAATTTTTTAACAGAGTTTTTTAGCGGCAACCCTCGCAAGTTTTTTCTTTCACATGAGGATGAAGTTAGGCATAATCACAATTTATTTTTTGATTTACCTATAGACACCGGTGTAGAACAGATATGGGCAAAATAGGTTGACATATCTCTATAGTGTGCTATGTTTAAGAGTAAGTTGTTTTTAAGGAGTAACCATTGGCATTACCTAGACAAAAAAGAAATTGGGATCAACATGCAGCCTTGTTGTTTATGGAAAACCTAAACATGATGGTGCCCTACTATTTAATGGCTAGTTATGCTTACTATAAACAAGACGATCCTATCTTTAGTGATGCGTTTTTTGATAACATGGGCAAGACAATGCTGGAACGCTGGGACGACATTGCGCATTTTCACAAGGAATATATTAACAAAGGTGACCTAGAAGCAGGCACATTTCTAGGAGAATATCCTAGTAGAGTTGAAGGCGCACTGCGTAGTTTAAGGAACACATAATGGCTATACATGGTATGATAGACTTGGAAACGCTGGGAACTACTGCAGATACAGTAATACTTACTGTGGGTGCAATCAAGTTTGATCCGCTTACAGATGCACTGCCCTATGCAGACATGTATCACAGGCTCGATGTAGATCAACAAACCGCGCTGGGGCGCACAGTTGATGACAGCACAATAGAGTGGTGGGGTAAACAGGATGCAGAGATCTGGGAGGAAGCACTGGGCGATGACAATCGTGTTGACGTTGATGACTTTATTAGAGATCTGCAAAAGTGGGTAGTGGGTGTAGACGTAATATGGGCTCAGGGATATGGATTTGATATTACAATATTGGATCATTTGCTACTGAGCAAGGGACATAACCTGCCCTGGAACTTTTGGAACGTGCGTGATAGCCGCACACTGTTTCAACTTATGCCAAAAGATCCTCGCAAAGCACTAAACTTTGCCGCACACAATGCACTGGAAGATTGTCGTGCGCAGGCTAAGTGTGTACAGTATTGCTATCGAGAATTAGGCATAATAAAAGGTTGACACATCTGTTTAAGATGTTATTATAAGAGAGTAAGTTAAACAAATGATGTTGGAGAGAGACATGTCATACGTTCTAGTAAAAAGCGGAGAGTACAGGAACCGCACAGTAGAGAATACTGTTTTCCCTGTTATTAAGAATTTTCAGTTTGGCGCAAACGGCGGATACATTACAGTTGATGGGTCAAGTGTTTTTGGTGCGGAATTTCCAAAAGTACGCATAAAGACTACACAAGATCAACTGGATTTCGTTGGACAAGATGTTTTCAATAAACAAGAAAACGTTAAGGTCGAGGTTGCTGCCTCTTCTACATTCACAGAAGCACAAGACAAGCAACGCATGGGTGAGATTAGCCAGCGTTTTGAGATACTTGATCAAATGACCAAGTCGCTTGTTGCTAGTGATATTCGTGCGCTAATTGTTACTGGACCTCCTGGTGTTGGTAAGAGTTATGGCGTAGAAGAAGAACTTAGTAAAAGTTCGCTTTTCGGAGATATGACCAATCAGAAGCGCAAGTATGAAGTAGTAAAGGGTGCAATGACTGCACTAGGACTTTACGCCAAACTATATGAGTACAGTGCTAAAGGCAACGTGCTTGTGTTTGATGACTGTGACAGTGTATTAATGGATGACCTCGCACTGAACATTCTTAAGGCTGCACTTGATAGTGGCAAGAAGCGTATGATATACTGGAACGCAGAGTCTAACAAGTTGCGTAATGAAGGTATTCCGGATAAGTTTGAGTTTAAGGGCAGTGCTTGCTTTATTACTAACATTAAATTTGAGAATGTTAAGAGCAAGCGATTACAAGATCACCTAGAAGCATTGCAGTCACGCTGTCACTACTTGGATCTCACACTGGATACTATGCGTGATAAGATCCTGCGTGTAAAGCAGATTGCGGCAGTTGGTGATTTGTTCAAGGACTACAGCATGGACATGCAACAGGAAGCCGAGATAGTAGACTTTATGGCTGAGAACTGTAACAAGTTTCGCGAAGTTAGTTTGCGTATGGCACTTAAGGTTGCAGACCTAATGAAAATTAGTCCTAACAACTGGCGTGCTCTAGCAGAAAGCACTTGTATGAAACGTTTATAAGTTTTTGGGCCGCGACCCTCTCTCCTCTCTCTCCTCCAATCGCGGCACCAAAGAGCGGGCAGTTTAGAAATAGACTGCCCGCTCACTATTTGTTATAATAAATATTATGAAAACACTTTACACAATAGGCGATAGTTTTACTTACGGCGATGAACTAGACGATCCCAAGCATGCGTGGCCCTATATATTAGGTGATCTAATGGGATATCGTGTAGACAATCTCGCTCGTAATGGCGCCAGTAACGATTATATAGTTAAAACTACAGTTGAATATCTACAATCAAATACTCCTGACTTAGTCATATTAGCATGGACAACGCCTGATAGAATAGATATAGGTGGTAAAACTGCTACAGTAAATCATGATCCTATTATATTCAAACGCTGGAACGAAGACTGGGCACGAGAAAAATTACAGACACAAATTAATCTAATGGAAAAATATGTCCTTAAGGACTATAATAATTTTCACTGCGCAACTTGGATAGACGATGATTATTTCAAGGGCATGCAAAACTACATTGGAAAATTTGTTGAATGGGTAGACGGCACACCACATGGTATTTGCGGACATCCACTAGAACTAGGACATCAAAGGATATCAGACAAAATTGCTGAATACATCAGAAATTAAAACAGTTTACACAGTAGGTGATAGTTTTACATACGGACAAGAATTATCCGATCCCGCAACACAAGCATGGCCCAAGTTAGTTGCTAATCGTCTTGGTTACCATTTAATTAATGATGGTACACCTGGGGTTGGCAATGAGTTTATGGTTAAGAAAACTATGCAAGCAGTTGCAAAGCACAAGCCCGAACTAGTAATAGTTGCTTGGACAAGTTGTGCTCGCACAGAGTTTGCAGACGAATGGGGTGTATACGATGCTTGGCCCGGATGTAGTAATCGTGTATTTGATGAAGATCCTAAACTAAAATACAGACACGAACTAATTAAATATATTACTAGGTACAATAATGATGTACACGAATATCGTCGCTGGCTAAGACAAGTTATCCTACTACAAAGTTTCTTGCAAAATCACGGTATAGAGTATATAATGTGTAATACATTTGATAATCAAGAACGTTACAATCCTAACGAAGAATACATTAAACTTGTTGATACAACAAAATTTGTTGGATGGCCCACGGATGGATTTGTTGAATGGGCATATGATACACCGCATGGACCTGGCGGACATCCACTGGAACAAGGTCATAAACAAATAGCGGAAAAGATATATGAAGCCTGCAATACTACACGTTAAAGATGAAGTGAACTGTAAAATCGAAGGATTGGACTTGGATACTAGACGTAAGTTAAGTAATATGTTCAAGTATGAGATTCCTTATGCACGTTACTTGCCCGCTGTTAAACTAGGACGCTGGGACGGTAAAAAAGCATTCTTTCAACTGGGCGGATCGACGTATATTAATTTGTTACCAGACATTTTGCCTGTGCTACAGCAACAGGGATATGATGTAACACTAAACGATATGCGAGAGTATGAAACAGATTTTACGCTAGAGCCTGTGACTGAGGATACATTTGCAGACACACTATGGCCCGAAGGACATCCCGTTGCGGGTACGCCTATTAAGTTGCGTGACTATCAAGTAGAAACAATCAACGAGTTCCTAGCAAATCCACAAAGCCTACAAGAGATTGCAACAGGTGCAGGCAAGACACTGATGACTGCAGCACTGAGCAAGAGCGTTGAGAACTATGGACGCAGTGTAGTTATTGTGCCAAACAAAAGTCTGGTAACACAAACAGAAGAAGACTATGTTAACATGGGTCTGGACGTTGGAGTGTACTACGGCGAGCGTAAAGAGTTTGGTAGAACACATACTATCTGTACATGGCAAAGTCTAAACATACTACTAAAGAATACAAAGAATGCAGTTGCACCTATAAGCATTGGCGAGTTTCTTGAGGATGTGGTGTGTATTATGGTGGACGAAGTGCATATGGCTAAAGCAGACGCACTAACGGCCCTGCTAACGGGCGTAATGAGTCATATACCCATACGCTGGGGACTAACAGGCACAGTGCCCAAAGAGAAGTTTGAAAGTGTGGGCATTGTGTGTAGTATTGGTCCTGTGATTAACCAGATCAGTGCAAAAGAACTACAGGACAAAGGTGTACTTGCACAGTGTCACGTGAATGTTGTGCAAATGATTGATACAGTTGTGCATACAAATTATCAAAGTGAGCTTAAATACTTACTAGAAGATAAAGGCAGACTTGATTATATTTCAGGACTATGTGATAGTATCAAGGACACGGGCAATACACTTATACTAGTGGACAGAATTGCAGCAGGCAATGAACTAGCAAGTCGTATCCCAGACAGTGTGTTCGTATCAGGAAGTACAAAAGGTGCAGACAGAAAAACAGAATATGACGAGGTATCAACTGCTACAGGCAAGGTCATCATCGCCACTTATGGAGTTGCAGCGGTGGGTATCAATATTCCTCGTATCTTTAATCTTGTGCTTGTTGAGCCCGGTAAAAGTTTTGTTAGAGTTATACAAAGCATTGGTCGAGGCATTCGCAAAGCGGAGGACAAAGACTTCGTACAAATCTGGGACATAACCAGTACAGCAAAATATGCTAAAAGACATTTAACAAAACGTAAAGCATTTTATAAAGAAGCAAACTATCCGTTTACAGTAGAGAAAGCGGACTGGAATTAATGTTGTTACTCAATGGATGTAGTTTTGGTTGGCATTGGCGAAGTTTTCCTGGCACTAATATAAGTCAAAGTGGCGGCAGTATTGCTCGTAGTGTAAGAACTACAATGGAATACATTGTTGCTAACGGCAAACCTGACTACGTTTTTATTCCATTAACAATGACTAGTAGGTTTGAAATTGCACAGATTGAAGAACAAAACATTCCAATTGAAGGTCCTTACATAGTTGGAAATCATGTTAACAACTATGAGATTGGTGCAAAACTAAGCGATAGTTTTTACATGGGCTGGGACTATGCATTTATGTACATTACAATGTTCAGTGCATGGCTAGATTCGCAAGGTATTAAACATCTAATTTGGGATCAGTGTAATATGTTTGACAGAGAGCATATTCAGGGGTTGCATGGATTAGAAAAATTAAAACTTGTAGAAGCGAATCCTAGAATTGTTCCTTTGTTTGACTTTTGTGCAAACCAGTATATGTACGATAATGGCTGTGCGTGGCAACCAATGGACAATCACGAGGAAACTTATATAAGACACTACTTAGACGAGAGCTACGTTATACTAAAAGAATATTTAAGCAAGTACATGCAAGATGTACTCAATGAAAAGGTAAATTGGTAATGCGAATACTAACATTAGAAAACAATGCATATGAAATGAACGACATTCCAGATGAAGTAGATGATCTACGTTTTGCAATACTGGATAATAGCAATCCTCAAGATCCAGATTACTTTTTTATTCCGCTTATCTTTTTGGAAAGTTTTAACAGTCCAGCAGTAGTGCTTGACATAGGCGGCAATATGATACGCATGCCCGTGGATTGGAAAATACTTATTGGTGACAGGGACGTTGGTGACCTTGAGATGCTTAATTTTAGTAGTTTAAATGATCGTGGCTTTGATGCATTTGTGTTTAATCCACTGGGAGATTTTAGGCATAATTATATGCCAGTAAACATTGTAGACATTTACAGTGATGTAAAATGGTTTTTTCCTAAACTAAAACAAGGACAGATACTTGCTATACCTATTGAAACAGATGTAGAAAATCCTCGCTGTGTGTATTGTGCCAAAGAGATTAATAAGCAAAACGAGATTGTTAGCATTGACAGAGCCTGGTAAAACATTTTGTGTGTATCCATGGTTTGGTGTATATGTAGATGACAACAAATATAGAACCTGTTGTCAATTTCGTTCACAACAAAACTTTAGTGTAAATGATTACACAATAGATGAATTTAGAAATAGTGAATATCAGACTGGTGTGAGAGCCCGATTAGATGCTGGTGAACAAATACCTGAATGTACACAGTGCTGGACAGATGAAGCACGTGGTGTGACTAGTATGAGACAAATGGCTGCACCTATGATCTTTCCTGACATGCGTGTTGCACAGGGACTTAAACCTTCAAAGCCATTGCTTAGTGTGGATATGAAAATAGGTAGTACATGCAATTTTGCTTGTGCTATGTGCAATCCTGCTGATAGCACAAAACTACACAGTGAATGGATTAAAGATCAAGACAATGAGTTTGTCAAAGACTATACTGTAAAATACAATGATTATTTTAATTACACTCGTGAAATTGCAATTAATCCTCGCCTTGATGTTCTTGAAAATGCATTGAACAGTGGTATTATTCATCTTAATATACTGGGCGGTGAGCCACTATTATACAAAAGCGCAATAGATAAACTTGCAAACGTGGATACAAAACGTAAAAATAAAATTACGCTAAGTTTTGTAACAAATGGTAGTCAACCATTAGTGCCTGTTGTAGAAAAATTACAGGGATACAAGCGTGTAAACATACAAGTTAGTTTAGAAGGTGTGGGCAACACACAGGACTATATACGCAAGCACAGTGTATGGAGTGAGATAGAACGCAATGTGCTAGACTTTCGTGCATTAGACACTAGCAAGCACACACTTACAGTAGTAAATTTAATACAAGCCCTGAGCGTAGAAAACACGCCACTGTTAAGTGCTTGGTGCAACAAACATGATATAAGGTTACAACAGGATCTGTTATATAATCCAAACTACCTAAATATAAACAGTTTAAGCACAGAATTTATTAGCAGTTTGCCCAGCCATCCAAGTTTTAGTGAACACAAACATGTACCCGAGCAGCGTGACAGACTGCGTAGATTCGTTGCTTGGTACGAAACAAGACACACGCTTAGTTTAAAAGACGTAAGTCCCGGAGTGTACAGTGACATCTCGTAGCAGTATGCCATGGCGTCCAGGTATTGTTACTCCTGGCAGGATTACCCGCACTGACTATAGAACTTTTGAGTTTAGTCATTTGTTGGACTTTCACACTGCAGTAAAGCATAGACACAGGGCTAGTAATTTAACAGATCGTGTAAAACGTTACTTAGAAAACCGTACAGACACAGAACATAGAATAGAGAGTGTGGACAATACTATAGTGCTAGAGTTTGAAACACTTGACGATGCCCGCATGTTTGTGTTATCATTTAGTGATGTAATAGATACACACGGAGTAAGATTTGACTGATAAGTTGCCACTAAACACAGTACTTTCTGCAATAGATCGCAAAGATTATGCGTTCTATGATGGACTTACGCCTGAGCATCAAAAGCAACTAGCACCCTTTCTACTCAATCGCTATGTAAGTCTAGTAAAAGGTAGCAGTGAACTACAAGCATACTACTTGATGGCAGGCAATCAGCGTGTAAACTGTACATACTTTGAACTAGCACGACATCCTAAACTTGTGTGGCAACTATTATGCACAGTAAGTCCTGGTATGGGAACACAGTTCCATCAGTGGGTTGGTCACAAAAAGAAAGACAAAAACACGAGTAGCAAGCGCCGCAAAGAAGTAGAACGCTTACATCCACTGGCAAAAAGTGATGAACTGGACATGCTTGCAACTATGTACACAGACAAGGACCTTAAAGCAATCTCAAAACTTTATGGTGATGTATGAACGACTTTACAAGTATCATTAAAGATGCTATAATTAATCGTACTATGGAAACTAAAGACTACACATGTCAGTACTGTGGCAAATCCTATCGCAAGGAAAGCACACTTGCTGCACATCTTTGTGAACCAAAGCGTAGAGCACAACAAGAAAATGAAAGCGGAGTAAAACTGGGCATGACTGCTTACTTACGCTTTTATGAACTTACACAGGGCAGTGCTAAATTTAAGACTTATGCAGACTTTAGTGCAAGTGCATACTACAATGCATTTGTAAAGTTTGGTAGACACATGGTAAACATTCGTGCTATTAACACTAGTAAGTTTATTGACTGGGTAATCCGGAGCAATAAGAAACTGGACTACTGGTGTAAGGATGCAGTGTATCAAGAATACTTGATGGAACATTTGCGCAAAGAAGCAACACAGGATGCACTGGAGCGTAGTATAAAGACCATGGAAGCATGGGCAGAAGAAAAAGAGAGTGTGTTCAATCATTACTTTCGCTATGTAAATGGCAATGTGCTGGTGCGAGATATAACCACAGGACGTATCAGCGCATGGATTGTGTTTAACTGTGACAGTGGACAACAAGCACTGGACAATCTAAGCACAGAACAAATAGAAATGATATTTCCATATATTGATCCAGACTATTGGAAGCGCAAGTTTGTAGACTACTTTGCAGACACAGAATGGGTAAAGCATATATTGAAAGAGGCAGGACTGTAATGTATGATATGCCAGATGTAGACATTGACTTTGCTGATCGTACACAGTTATTAAAACATGTGCAGGGTACGGGCGCAAGACTTGAAAATGGTAATAAACACAATACAGGTGTTTATTTTAACCGTATACCTGTAGCACATGATGGACTAGCAACACTGGATCATAAACGTGCAGAGGAACTGGGCTACTTTAAACTGGACTTGCTTAATGTTAGTGTATATGAACATGTACGCAACGAACTACACTTAGTAGAACTTATGCGTGAACCTAACTGGGCACTGTTGCAACAACGAGATTTCTTTGAACAACTTATTCATGTTAGCAAACACTTTGAAACAGCGGCTCGCATGCCAGAGGATATTACAAGTATACCTCGAATGGCTATGTTTCTTGCTGTGATACGTCCTGCTAAAAGACATCTTATAGGAAAAACATGGACAGAAGTTGCACAAACTGTATGGGATGCAGGACAGGATAGTTATAGTTTTAAGAAAAGCCACAGTGTTGCCTATGCACAACTTGTAGCAGTACACATGAATATATTGGAGGAAGCCAATGACTAAAGAAGAAAAAGAAAAATATGATAGCAAACGCATGGCTGAAATACAAAATTTGCTTGTAAAACATATTTCAGAAAATTTAAAATTGGATGAGGACTTTATGCTTATGGCTACCATGCTACTAAAACATAGTATGGTGTTGTACAAAACATTCCTTGATGATGATCAAATACGAAAAATGCTACATCATGTAGGCGAAACACTTAATGATGACGCGCATGATTTAGGTAATTATATAGATACTGACGACAAGGGCTCACCGCCTACTATGCACTAAACGTATATCGCTGGTACTAGATGCATAGCAACGGGCCAACTAAGCACAGTCATAGTTATTATCCAGTAGGTTGCAGTGTGCATGCACTGATCTAGTACATTGGTCCACCACCATTTGCGACTGTGTCCAACAGCACCAATAGCACTGTTAAGATGATGTTTACAATAATCTATATGCCAGTGTACGATATAATCAACTACACCAATTAAGATTGCAATTTCCACTGGAAGCACTACAATCAGGCACACTAGCATGGTTGCTAATCCGTGTTGTAAATAATGATAGTGAGCCATAGGGCTAAAGTATCTGTGCTTATCACTAGGCCCTATATATTGTTGCAGTCCTAGATCAACAATGAAGTGTTTTAGCATTAGAAGTCCAAACAGCGCCATTATTTTACCTTTTTAACTAACTGAATATTTCTTCTTTTACTACGCTTTTTTGCTAATTCAGCAATGCTTACACTTGGTCCGCGCATTAATTCTGTGTCGCGAATGTTGAATGTAATTAAAAAACTTGCAAACTGCACAAAATCATTTTTTAGAAACAGATTAATAGGTATAGTGCGATTACTTTCCCACCACCAGGTGTCACCTAGTTCTAAAAAAATTGGCTTTAAATCTTCATTAATTCTGCTATAGTCATACATGCTTAACACAGTATCATCCTGATTCTGTACTATACCAATGTATTCATTACCACCATAAGTTACAAGACTCAAAAACGGATATTTTTCAAATATTTCTTCTGCTAGTGGAGGCATTCATTACTTTCGATAAATACAGTATGACTGTTACTACTGGATATTTATATGCACAAAAACACACTGCAGTAGTTACTGACACTGGAGTTAGCAATCAAATGAGCATGTTTTACACACCAAATATAAAAGTCTATCGTGGGATAGATAATTTTATTCGTATAGAATTTAAAAATCGTGATCAAAAACGTGTTAGCATGACAGATCACACAGCAAACATTGTTATATTGGATAAAGAAAATAGTGTTGCATATGTAGAACGTGCGCTTACAGCAATTGATCCTCGCCGTGGACTGTTTGAAGCAAGTATTACTGAAAGTGATTTGTTAAATTTAGATAGTAAATTTTACAGTTATGCACTTAAGGTAACAGATGGTGAAAGTCGTACAAGTCCTGCATATGCAGACGACAACTATAGTGCTAATGGTGTACTAGAAGTGTGTGAAGGTGTTTATCCTGCTTTTGTGGAAAGCACCGTAGAATCATTTGCTAGTGGTAACACAGGCAGTACAATAACAATTAAACCATATGTAAATCGCAACACAGCACAACACACTGCACAAGTTTATTTTAGTAGTGCGTTCACAGGCACCCTGGAGATACAGGGCTCAATTAATCCAAGTAATAGTATTCAAAATGCTGATTTTACAACTATAGCAACAGAAACATACACTGCACAAACAGACAATGCCTATGTAAACTTTACAGGTGTATACAGTGCAGTACGTTTTGTGCGTACAACTACTAGTGGAACCCTGAGTCAAGTATTATATAGACCTTGAAGTTAGTAGGATTTGGATGTAGTTTTACCTATGGAAGTGAACTTGTAGATCCACTAATAGGCACGGAGTCACACCACGAAAATACTCAGTACAGAGAACGCAACGTTTGGTTAGGACAACTAGCAAAACTGCTAGGTGCTACCTATGACAATCGTGCAGAGCCTGCTAACAGTAACTATGCTATACAGTATCAGTTTGCTGACTGGTTTAACAATAATAGAGATCCAAATGAAACTGTAGCAGTGTGCATTGGCTGGACCGAATCTCAGAGATTTAGTTGGTTAGATGATACGTGGACGCATAATAGTACAGCAAGAAATGATGAAAAGTTTTTGCACAGTCGCAAGGATTGGATTACTAGTAACGTTGACCATGACTACTGGACTGATGCAGCAAAACTATTTGTTAACAGTGTATGCAAATTGCACTCTATACCTATACTGCAGTTTAATGCAATAGGTGCTCACGCTACCACAAATTATCCAGGCTATTTTGTAGATGGAAGCACTATGGAAGGCATACTTAAACAAGCACAATTAGAGGATGTTCGTAAACAATTGTTTGCAAGCGGTGGACATCCTAACGAAGCAGGACATTTTTGGTTTACAAAACGCTTGACACTTTTTGCAAAAGAGCATATACTACTATAGATGAATGGTATACAACAAGCAGTATTAGATAATTTGCCCGGCAAACAAAAGCGAACTACCAATGGCTGGATTTCGTTTAATGCTGTATGCTGTCATCACAATGGCGAAAGCATGGACAAGCGTAACAGAGGCGGAGTTATTGCAAGTGGTGATGCCATAAGTTATCACTGCTTTAACTGCAACTTCAAGACAGGCTGGCAGCCAGGCAGACACATTAGTTTTAAGATGCGTAAACTACTTACATGGTTAGGCGTTGACGAAAACACAAGACAGATGCTTAACATAGAAGCACTGCGTATAAAAGAAACTGTTGTACCAGAAGATGTAGAAGAAGAAAAGTTTGAAGTAGAATTTAAGAGTAGACCACTGCCTGAAGGAGCAACACATACGCTGCCTGATAATATTCGTGAGTATGCAGTTAAGCGTTGCTTGCCTGTAGATAAACTGATGTACAGTAACAGTCAACCTGCAGGTATGTGGAAGCGTATTATAGTCCCTTTTAAATGGGGAAGGCGTACAATAGGATTTAGTGCAAGGAGTACAGACGATGCCGGAAGACCCAAATATTTTACTAGTCATGATAGTGGCTACGTTTATGGGATTGATTCTCAGTTGCCTGATGCTAGGTTTGTAGTAGTTACAGAAGGACTACTGGATGCTATGTGTATAGGTGGTGTTGGTATAATGAGCAATCAATGCAGTGAAACGCAAGCACAAATTATTGACACACTGGGCAGAGAAGTAATACTAGTGCCAGACAGAGATCGTGCAGGTCAAAAACTAGTAGATGATGCACTGGAGTATGGCTGGAGTGTAAGTTTTCCTGACTGGGAAGCAGACGTAAAAGATGTAAATGATGCAGTAGTACGCTATGGCAAACTGTTTACACTTAAAAGTATTATAGATGCAAAAGAAACAATGAGACTAAAAATCAATCTTAAAAGGAAGCGTCTTGGTTAGTTTACATATAGAACCTACTAGTAGATGTACACTTGCATGTCCTAGGTGCGAACGTACAACTTTTTTAGAAAAGTTTGGAAAGAAAAACTTTAGCATAGATGACTTAAATATTAGCATACTTGAAAATTTTATAGACACGCCTTGCGATGATATTATACTTTGCGGAAACGTAGGTGATCCAATATATCATCGAGAATTTATAAAGTTAGTAAAAATGTTAACACAAAAATGTCAAAGAATAGTAATAACTACAAATGGCAGTTAAAAAAGTAGAAAAT